CCTTCTGTCGTCGCCGGAAGGGGGGGGGGGGGAGGTTTCGCCGGGGGGCTCGGCGGGGTCGAAGTGGCGTCGCACCTCGGCGGTGCGCGCCAGGAACTTCGCCGGCGTGCCGGCGCCGAACGGCGAGTTGTAGTAGCTCTTCCAGTAGGCCGCGTGACCCAGCCAGTTGCCCGAAGCGGGAAGCGGGTGCGGGATCGACCAGTAGAGGGCGCGCGCCATGACGGCGCCGAGGAAGTCGTTGTGCGCCAGGTGGTCGTGCAGCCCGGCCAGGCTGCCCGGCAGGGTGTGCCAGTCGGCCTCGCCGGGGCGCGGCAGGGGGGCGATCCAGCCCGGCAGCACCTCCTCGATGGCGTCGAGCCAGCCCTCGGCGTCGTCGCGGTCGAGCAGCCAGCCGCCGATCAGCGCCAGCGTGCGGTCCTCGACCTGGAAGCGGCTGCGCGCCGGCCCGCCGCCGAGCTGCACGCCGTCGGTCAGGTCGGACTCGGCGACGGCCGTGGCGAGCAGCAGCTCGCGGGCCGAGCGACTGTCGAGGGCGGGGTGGACGGTGTGCGCCAGCAGCGCCAGCACCGGCACCACGACGGCGCGGTCGAAGATCTCGATGCGGCGGAGGGCGTCGCTGCCCGACATGGCCGGCTCCCGATGCGAGGTGCCCCTGGCCGTCGGTCGGCCTCGGGGTGCGGTGCGATCGGGAGGAAGACTAGGCCCCGTGGGTGGGCGCCTCCCTTCCCACTGGAGTGGGAAGGGCCAGGGCGCGGCCTGCGCGGCCGCGCCGGATCGGGCATGGTACGGGAGTGTGACGGCGTCGTTTCGGCGGCGTCAATCCGGCTGACGGGAGCTCGATGAAAGCCGCCTCAGTCGGCGGCGAAGAGGTCGCCTTGGGCGGTCGCCGCGACGCGGCCGTTCTTCCGGCGGCGCACCGTCTCGGCGTCACAGCCGACCAGGCGCGCGATCTCCTGCACGGCGGTGCCCGTGGACAGCAGGTGCTCGATCAGGGCGGCCTGGGTGTGCCTGCCCTTCGGGATCTTCACCGTCTCGCCGCCGACCAGGTCGGCCAGCGCCCGCGCGGCCTCCGGGCCGCCCTTCCGGACCAGCAGCGTGTCCGGCTTCGGCGTCCGGGCCACATGCACCTGGGTGCCGCCCAGCTCGCGCCGCAGACGCAGCGCCGCCTCCAGGCCGGCCGCCTCCGCCACCTGCGCCAGGATCTCGGGCAGGATCTCGCGGTAGTCGACCGCCGGGGCTGTGCGCCGCGCCGCCACGGGTCAGCCGGCCTCGCCCGGCCGCGCCTGGACCAGGTCGCTCGGCAGCAGCCGCAGGGTGAGCGTCACCGGCGGGCAGCCGTGCCGGCGATAGCCCACCATCACAGTGCGGGCCACGTCCGGCCCGGCCCTCCAGGAGGTGCTGTCGATCTGCCGCGTGTAGCCGATGGCGAGCAGGCGGCCGTCGAGGCCACGGGCCACCGGGTCGCGGTCGATGACCTCGGTGATGCTGGCGATCCGCCAGCGCCTGGCGGGGCGGCGATGGCGGGACATCAGTCTCTCGCCTCCCACTTCGCGCAGGCGGGATCGCGCAACCGAATGTCGGTGACCACCGAAGCGCTCCAACGGGCTCGGTTGGCGCCGCACTTGTGCACGCCCTTTGTCGCCAGCTCGACGCGGGTTGAATGCCGGCACGTCCTGCACGTCTCGCCGTCCGGGCCAGTACCGGGCGGCATGGCATGACCGCGCGGCCGCTCGCGCAGCCGCCGCTGCCGACGCTTGCGCCCGGCGTCGCTCAGCGCCGGCGCGCTCTCCAACTCGCCGAAGAGATTTCGCTCACTCATCGCCCCCCCCCCCTCCTTCGCCTTGCGGACCAGGGCGCCCAGCGCCTCGATCGCGCGGTCGAGCTCGTCCAGCCGGGCGCCCGAGAGGTGCCCGAGGTCGCGGTCGTGCAGCGTGCCGACGAACTTCGCCAGGCCGCGGAAGGCCGCCGCCTCGTCCGGGTGCAGGCGCAGCCAGAGCGCGGCTGCCAGGCGCGCCTTGAGGCCGTGGACGGAGGTGCCCGGTTCGGGCCGCATCGCCGGCACGTGGTTCGCCGGGTCGAAGCCCTCCCGCGCGCACCAGTCCTTCAAGGCCTCGATCGCGCTGTTCATCGCCTCCGGCCCGACCCACGCCAGGCTCGCCACGCCGGTCTGGCGCTGCACGAAGGCGTCCAGGGCGCGCTCGGCCGGGTCGCGGACGGCGCCCAGGTGGTAGAGCGCCAGCCACAGCGCCCGCGCCTTCGAGGCCTGCGGACCCTCGGCGAGCTTGCGCGAACCGGCCCGCTTGGGGCCGCGCTGCTTGCCCGTCTCGCGCCGTGCGGACGGGGCCGGCGTGCCGCCGATGGCGGGGTCGAGTGCGCGCAGCTCGGCGCAGATCTGTCGGAGCTGTTCCTCACTGCAGTCGCCGAGGGAGTTATGGCCCGTCACGCGCTCGAAGAGGTCGCGTTGGTCCGCGTCCTCGTCGATGCCGGCCGCGCGGAGCCAGGCCCGGATGCGGCGGTTCAGCCCCTTCCACGCCTCGGAGCGCTCGACCTTGGCCGTCGCGGCGGCGCTCATTGCGCGCCCCCGGCCTGCGGCTCGACTTTCTCGGTGCGGAAGTTGGGCACCGGCCCGCCCAGCTGCGGCGGCAGAGTGATGTTCAATCCGCCATCCGCGATCTCGTGTCGAACGTACCGCGCGCTGATCGCGTCGGCTCGGTCCAGACCCAGCCTCACGATGCTGATGGTGATCGTCGCGCAGGCGCTCTTGCTGTGCTGTCGGCTGAGTTTTGCTCCGGCTTCGGCGCGCTCGAAGCGAATACGCCCCTTGTCCTCATCGTGGCCCAAGTAGAGCGCGACGCGCTCGCCGAGCTTCCACTTCAGCTCGCTCAGCACGTCGCTCCCGATGTTCAGCGTCAGGCGCGGGCGGCCGTGCATCGCTTCGGTCTTGAAGACCGAAAGGCTGACGCCCTCCAGGCCGCCACGGCTTCGGCGACTCATATCGACGGGGGTCCAGGGCATGGGTCAGATCTCCGACACAGGGGTATGCGGGGCCTTGCGCGGACCGCCGCCTGCCTCGGCCAGGCGCAGGAAGCCGGGCGAAGATCCGCGCGCCAGGTTGACCACCGTGGCCGCCAGGAAGACCTCGACCCGCGCCGGGTCGACGTGGCCCTCGGCGTCGCGGCACTCGGCGTGCGCCTGGTCGAGGACCGCCTGCACCGCGCCGTTCAGCTCCTGTTGATCGCTCATCCTCGTCTCCGTCATCCGTCCAGGTCGGCGCGGTAGCCGGGTCGCTCCCGCGCCTCGGTGTCGGCCTGCTCGGCCGCGGTCTTCAGCGCCTTCTCGCGGCGCAGCCAGGCCAGGTACTCGCGGGCTTGGCGCCGGTGGCTCAGCGCCGCGCGCTCCGCGCAGCTCTCCGCCAGCTTCAGCTCCAATTCGCGCGACCAGGGCATGCCATCGCCCTCCCTCAGCTCCCGAAGCCGAACAGCCCGACCTGGTCGCCCCAGGCGTCCCAGCCGGGCGCCTGCTGCCGGGCGCAGATTTCCAGGTACGGCCCGTCGAACAGGGCCTCGCAGAGCGCATAGATCTTGTCGGGCTTGCGGCTGTGCTCCCGCGCCACCTCGTCCAGGGCGTTGAGCGCGTTCCGCGACTTGATCGGCGGCCGCCCGCGGGTGGCCACCAGGAAGGGCTCGGAGGCGCTGCGAAGCCGGTAGCCGGGGCCAACGCGGTACTTTCCGCGGGCCGTCCGCTTGTGCCAGCTGCCGCCCGTCGAATAGGTGAAGCCCCACCCCTCGATCACCCGGAAGGACTGCTGCAGCATCGGCCAGGTGGTCCAGAAGACCGCGCCGCAGTCCGGCAGGCAGATCCAGTCGATGTTGAGGTGCCGCGGCCAGAGCGTCGCCAGCTCCTCGGACGACCAGCAGTCGTACTTGGCCTGCGGCGCCTTGCCCTCGCCGGCCTCGCTGCGCAGCTCGAATGTCCACGGCAGGTCGATCAGCAGGCAGCCGTAGGTCCGCCCGATCGGCGGCGGCGGTGCCAGCGGCTGTCGCGGCGACCGCGGCGCCGGCAGCGGCTGGCCGAGCAGATCGACCTGAGGGGCGTGGAGCTGCAGCGCCATGACGTCAGCTCGCCGCCAGGTCGATCGGGACCGGCTGCCAGCGGGCGTCCTGCGAGGGCCGCACGTAGAAGCGGACATAGCGCTTGCTGCCGACCATGCGGACCGCGTCGACGATGGCCGCCTGCGCCTGCTCCCAGCGCGCGTCGGCGATCCGCAGGCGCAGCAGGCGGAAGACCGCTTCGCGGTTGACGTGGCCCTCCTTATCCACGTCGAAGGCGTCGGTGATGATCGTGCGCAGTTCCGGCCGCGCATCCTCCGACCAGGCGGACAGGCACTCGTCGAACAGGCTCTTGGCGATCTTCAGTTCGGGTCCGAAGACGAAGCGCTCGGCGACGGCGAACTGCACCTTCATCAGGCCGTCGTAGCTGGTGAGCGTGACGTTGCCCTTGCCCTCGGCGCCGCGCTTGGTCGCGCCGTACTCCTCGGCCAGGACCTGCAGGAAGACCTGCCCGTCGAGCTGGGTGTGGTGGAAGAAGCGGTCGACCTGGTTCGCCAGCTCGACGGCGTAGCCCATGATCTTCCGCACCGTCTGGTCTTCCAGCAGCTCGGCCGGCTTGACCATCTCCTCGGGCACCAACCGGCCCTTGGCGTCCATCAGGAAGCCGGCCGGCACCGCCACCGGCGGCGTCGGCAGGCTGTGCTTGGGCGCGCGCTCTGGCACGGCGCCCTCGGCGGCGGTCTCGGTCTGGTCGGACATCAGCTTCTCCTCAGGGTCGCTGGGTTGGACAGCAGCGTCCGCCACCAGCGCAGCTGCTGGCGGCACGCGCGGACGAAGGGGATACGGAGCGGCCGGCGCATCAGGCGGCGTCTCCGCCGCTCGGGCCGCGGGACGGGCCTGCCGGCGGCCGCGGCGGCGAAGCGGGTGCGGCGCGCGGCGTGTCGGGGCCGTGCAGGAAGGCCTGCAGGCCGCGACGTGCGCGCTCGGCGTCGAGGCTGACCACCACGGGTGCGGCCAGCTCGCGCTCCTCGAGGGCGCGGATCTCGGAGACCAGCTCCTGGAGGTACGCCAGGCCTTCGGCCACCTTCGGCCCGTGCGCCTCGCCGGCCGCGAAGGCCTGGGTCAGCATCGCGGCCGTGTTGCTCAGCCTGTGCGAGGGGCGCAGCGTGCCGACGATCTCCAGCCGGTCTTCCAGCGCCGCCACGCGGCCGCGGAGCGCCAGCAGCTGATCGAGCCACTCGGCCGGAAACCAGACCTCGCCGGTGCCCTGCAGCTCTTGCGAGGCCATGTCGGCCAAGTCCTTGAGGTGCGCGCTAAGCATCGCTCGCTCCCGTCTTGAGGTTGTTTGGGCAGGTCTGGCAGGCGCGGTAGAGGCGGACGTGTTGCGGCGAGGTGCCCACGTCGGCCAGCTTGCGCTCCTGGTGCGCCACACAGCGGTCGCGCGGCAGTTCGCCGAGGACCGGGCAATCGACCGTCGCCGCCATCAAGGCACCGCGGACCTTGGCCTCGACGCTCCGCGCCTCGCGCTCGTAGCGGTTTCGGATCAACAGCGTGACCGTCGCGCGCGAGATCCCGCAGGCGCTGGCGGCCTTGCCCGGCGTGCCGCGCCGGTCGCACTCGGCGGCGAGCGCCAGCACCCAGTCGGGCGCCTCGCCGTTCCACGCCGCCTGGCAGTCGGCGGCGAAGCGGGTCGTCCCGGTCATCGGCGCACCTCCCCGCCGTCGAGCGGATAGGCCGTCTCGGTGTTGGGGTCCCAGAGCTCGCCGCGGCTGATGCGCGGCGTTTGGGGGCCGTCGTCCCGCATGAGCCGGTAGCGCTTCGCCCCGTTGCTCGTCGGGGCGGTGCCCGGCTCCCTCCGCCGCAACTCAGCCACGAAGCCGGCGGCGACCAGGGCCCGGACGTACCGACCGAGGTTGCCCTCCGGGTCGCGCGTCTCGGTGTCCGCCAGCTCGATCAGGTCGCCCAGCGTGAAGACCACGAGCGACCGCATGGTCCGCCAGGCCTTGTCCCGCAGGGTCGTCTGGCGGACCGCCTTCCGGCGCCCCGTGTGCCGCCCCTTCGGGCCGCAGGTGATCGTCGTGCCCCCGTCGCGCGCGGCGACGCCCGCCGCCGTGACCAGGAAGCAGCCTGGCCGCTGGCGAATGGCGAGCTTGCGCCGGTGGAGAACGTCCAAGGCCTTGGTGACGTCCCGCCGCTCGATCCCGGTCGCCTCGGCGATCTGCGGCACGGTCACGCAGGCGCCGGCCTCCGGCAGTGCCTGCAGGACCAGGGTCGCCAGAGTTCGGCGCTGAGGCGCCTGGTTCGGTTCGGTCGCGTTCGGCCGCCCGCTCATGCCGCCGCGCGTCCCTGGCGCTGGTGATCGCGGACCAGGGTCTTGTCCTGGACCATCGCGGAGGTGACGGAGGCCCCCTTGTTGCGCAGGCCGATGCGCTCGACATGCGCCAAGGCGCTGACGATCTCGCGGATGTAGCCTTCGCTGTCCTCCAGCACGCGCGCCAGCACGTCTTCGCCGACCGGCACTTCGCAGAGCGTCTCGGCGGCCAGGCGCACGTCCTCCAGGCTGCAGCGCTGGAACTCCGCGCGCGCCTGGATGCGGCTCCAGACCTGTCGCTCGCGCTTGAGCCGCCCGACCACGTGCTCCCGGCCGAGCAGGATGACCGGCGTCTCGCACGCGTCGGAGACGTCGCGGATCGTCTCGATCACCTTGATGTCCCGCACCGCGTTCTCGACCTCGTCGATCACGATCGGGCGCGGGTTCGGGACGAGGTGCTGCAACGCCTGCGCGAAGAGCTTCTCGCTGCTGTGCGCCGGCTTCGACTCGCCGCAGGCGCGGACCAGGTCGGTCAGGAACCAGTGCGGCGTCGCCGCCGACTTGATCCTGATCAGGATCGCGTCGGTCTGGTTGGCATACCAGGCACCGCACCGGGTCTTGCCGTGCGCGGCGTCCCCGGTGGCCAGCACCATGCAGGCCTCGGGCGCGCCGCGCCCCTCCAGCGTCTTCACCGCACTCAGGAAGCGGCGCACGTTTTCCGTCTGAACGAAGCGGTTACGCACCGTCTCACCTCTCTCCCTCTCGGCCCGCGGACCTCTCGGCCACGTGCGGGCGGATTTCACGTCCCCGCCGGCCCCTCCCAAAGGGGGAGCCGGCGGTCCTCGTCACCCGGTCGCGCGGACCGAGTCCTCCAGGCCCAGCAGCAGGCGCATGGTCGGCGTCAGCAGCCGGTCCGCGTGCCGCCGGTCCTCGTCGGAAGCCGCCTCCGGGTGCGCGAGCACCCAGAGCACGAAGGCCTCGTCCGTCTCGAAGAAGGGCCGCTCGCCCTCGCTGGCGGGACCGAGCGGCACCACGTTGTCGGCGTGCGGCCCCTCGTCGGTCAGCTCGGCCCAGGCCTCGGCCGCGGCGGCCTCTTCGTCCTCGCTCAGGGGGCGCGGCGTGCCGCCGGCGGAGCGGGCCGCGGCCGCGTCGGCCGCGGCCTCCAGGCCCGGCGAGCTGTAGCCCGTGCCGCGGCCCTCGAAGGCGACCACGTGGCCGTGGTTGCGCTCGGCGGCCGCCAGGATGCGCGGCACCACGTTGGCGACGTCGGCGGCGCGCTCGGCCGCCGTCAGCCGCGCGCGGCCGTCCTTGAGGTGCTGGCGCTGGACCGCCTTCATCGCCAGCGCCAGCGTTCGCCGGTCGGCGCCGCTCAGCTCCGGGCACTCGGCGACGCACAGGAAGGCCTCGTCCTCGTCGAAGACCCAAAGACGGCCGGCGTCGGCGTCGTCGTAGCGCAGGCGCACCTTGCGGCCGATCCAGGCGCCCAGCTCCGGCGCGCCGTAGGAGTGGCCGCCGACCGAGACGCCCTTCTTGCCGACCGTGCGCCAGCCGTCGTTCGAGGGCAGCTCCGACAGCAGGACGGCCAGCGCCTCGGCGTTCTCGACGCGCTTGCGCGGCGCGCGGCAGCTGGCGGCTTGCTGCACGGGGGTCTTGCCCTTGAGGCCGCCGTGTGGCGCGTGCGCGTAGAGGTGCCCGCACCAGCGGTCGAGCAGGTCCTGCAGCTCGGCCGGGCTCAGGTGGCTGGCGTCGACGGCGGACGGCCCGTCCTGCGACCGCCCGCGGCCGTCCATCAGACGCTTGGCGAAGGCCGCGCGGTTGCGGATGGCCTCCCGCTCGGCCACGTCGTGCCCGACGTAGCCGGGCAGCAGCTCCACGAGGCCGTGGCTCATGGTGCCCAGCGCCCGCTCGATGAAGGGCTTCTGCTGGGGCTGGAAGGGGTCGCACAGCAGGTGCCGGATCTGCAGCGCCGCCAGCCCTCCGGCCACCGCGCGCGAGGCGTAGTCGGCGCCGTTGTCGGTCTTGACCGTCTCGGGGACGCCCCACTCCAGGATGGCCCGGCGCAGCAGGGCTAGGACCGCGGCCGCGGTCGAGGTGCGCGCGACCAGCATCAGCTTGCGGCGCGAGAAGACGTCGATTACGCCCAGCACCGCATGCCGCCGGCCGTCGGCGAGCATCACGTCGGTCGGCGTCGAGTCCATCTCCCACAGCTGGTTGACGCGGACGATCCCGGCGCCCGCGTCGCCGGCGGCCGCGCCGAAGCGGCTGCGATGCCCGTCCGGGTCGGCGACGAAGGCGTGCAGCTGCCGGTTCCGGTCCTTCCAGGCGGACATCCAGCGCTGCAGCGTCCGGTAGGAGGGCAGCGTTTCGCCGGCGAAATCGGCCCGTAACGCCTCCATCACCTCGGCCGGGCCTGCCAGCGGATGGCGGGACAGCATGCCCTCGACCAGCCGGGCCATCGGCGGGTTGCGGTCCAGCACGCCGGACCCCTTGCGGTGCCGCCCGCGACGGTCCGCCAGGGCGGCGGCGGCATCGCGGACCCCGGCGTCGCCGACCGCGTCGGCCGCTGCGGCCCGGACCGTGCCCTGCCACCGCTCGACGGAACTGCCGGAGATCTTCGGATAGGCCCCGCGGACCCACGCCGGCGCCGCCAGCCGGCCCGCGTTGTAGGCCTCGACGAAGCCCACGCGGACGGCCCGCTGCGACAGCCGCCCCTCCTCCGCCAGCTCGCCGCAGGCGCGCACGAGCCAGGCGCGCGCGGCCGCCTTGTCCTTCCGGCCGCCGGGGGCGGCGACGTGCTGGCGTCGATCCCCCGTGTCCGCGGCCGCTTCGGCGACATCCCCCTCGACAGGCTCCGCACGTGTCCGCAGCGCCAGCTCGAGCCGCGCCGCTGCGGGCAGGTCGGCGAGGTGGTACCGGTAGGCGACGCCGCCCTTGGCCTCGATCTCGCGCCGCTGCCAGCCCTCGGCCTCTGCGCGTTTGGTCACGCGGAACTTCGTCCCGGGCAATCCGGGCAGCTTGGCCTCGGCCAGCTCCTTGGCGCTCCACCAGGTCTTCATGCGCCACCTCCGCAGGTAGCGCGCGACGGCCGGACCGCACGGATGACGGCAGTCCGGCCGCCCCCTACACTCGGTGCCGCCAAGCGACCGAGGAGGGAAGGGATGGACGAAGAGCACTGGCTGGAGCTCAAGGTCGAAGTCGGCGTGCTTCGGCGGCTGCTGGAGATCGAGCGCGAAGCGAGCCGGTGGACCTTGACGTTTCTGGCCCTGTCACTGATCGACAGTTCGGCCAAGCTGGATCGCATGCGGCGCGTCTTCGGCTCGGGCATCGCCATGCTGCAGACGCGCGACGAGAACGATGTGGCCGGTATGGTCCAGGCGACGGCCGCACGCATCGAGGCGCTTGGGCAGGAACCAGGCCTCGATCCGGTGAAAGCGCTGATCGTCATGGCCGCCCTCCAAGAGGACGCCGGCCGCGAGCGGCTCGCAGCGCTGCTCGAATGGTGGTCCACAGCGACGCCGGAGGAGATTGCGGAAGAGATCGCCGCGTGGTTTCGCGAAAGACCGCCACCAGGCGTGCCCGATTGAGCCGGTCGTGCCGGATCGCTCGATCGAGCCGCTTGCCGGCATTGGCGATGCGGAGCGCTTCGTCGCGCGTCATGCCGGGCCACCCCCGCCTTCCGAGGTGCCGCGAGGCGGTGCGAGGCGGCTCAGGTAGCGTTCCTGCTCCTCCAACCGGCGGCGCTCTTCCTGCAGCTTGCCGAGGCGGTAGTAGACGTGTTCCTGGGCCACCAGCACCTTGCAGCCCACGGTCTCGGCGACTCTGTCCAGCAGCCAATAGGCCCCGGTCGCTTCGACCAGCGCCGGCAAATAGGACAAGGGGAAGCGCCATTTGCGCTTCGCGGTCGCCGTCCAGGCGTCCAGGCTGGTCTTGGCGATCTCCTCGCCCGTGATCCGCGTCATGTCGGCGGCGAGCTGGAAGCGGTCCTTGCCGGATTGCTCCATCGCCTCCGCCAGCCATCCGCAGAGCCGGTCGCCGATCACCGGGTCCGGCCGGCCGCGGGCCGTGCGGGTGGCCTCCGCTTCCAGCCACCCGTCCAGCGTCAACTGCTGCGTCTGCGGAGCGCGCTTCGTCATGCCTAGGCGACCTTGGCGCTTAGACGTTGACCGCGCTCGCGGGGCGCCCGATGCTGGGATCTGGCGCGGGCGTGCTTCGGCGTGCCGTCGCTGTCGTATCGGGAGGGCCAGAGCTCCTGGGCGGGGATGCCGAGGTGGCGGGCGATCGCCTGCTCGCCTTGGTATTGCGGCCCGTGCAGGGCTTGGCGGCAGGCGGAGTCCCAAAGCCCGCTGTCCAGGGCCAGGCGGCTCAGGGTGGTGCCGGTTTTCCGCACCGCCGCCTTGATGTCCTCCGGATGCCAGACGCGGTTCGCCAAGTGCCTCGCTCCGCTCGCTGCCGGCCCCGCCAGGCCGGTTTTTCTTGGGTGTCTATCAGAACGAACGTCCTAGACATTGCGGAAATCTGAAATTCAGTCAACCCAAAATGAGCGGAAATCCGTACTATGGCGGTGCCAAGAGCGGATTTCCGTCTTTCGCCGCTTGTGACGGGACCGGAAACGGGGTGGGACCCCGCCTTGGCTGCGCGGGCCGAACGCCTCAGGCAGACCGTCAAGGAGGCGGGGGGCGCAAAGAAGGTGGCGCCGGCCCTCGGCGTCAGCGCGACCACGCTCTACAGCTACCTGCGCGGCGAGTCGGAGATCCGGCTCGGCGACGCGGTAAAGCTCGCCGAGTACGCCGGAGTCTCCCTGGACTGGCTGGCGACCGGGGTGGAACCGGCCGAGCCGGGGCAGCCCGCCTTGCAGCAGCTCCAAGTACAGAAATCCGAAAATTTCAGTTATCCGGTCGTCGGCCTGGCCTCGTGCGGTCTTCACGCATGGTTCGCCGAGGACCACATGAGCGTCGACGCGGAGCTGCGGCTGAACGACCCGGAGGCCTTCGCCGTTCTGGCGGCCGGCGATTCGCTCCGGCCCGAAGGCGTCAGGCAGGGGTACCTCTGCTTCTGTTCGCCGAGCGCCAGCCGTAAGCCCGGCGACATCGTCTTCGTCGAGCGCGGCGACGGCACGGCCTCGCTCAAGCGGCTCGTCTCGGAGGAGGCGGACAAGATCGTCGTCGAAGGGTGGCTTCCGCCCGAGGACGGGCGCCAGTCGCCCTACCGGGAGGAGGTCAAGCGCTCATACCTGCGCCGCCTCGTCGCCGTCGTCTATGTCAAGCGAAAGTTGTAAGATAGACATCGCCCTGGTCGGCTCGCTGCGGTAGTGTCCCACCGGCGTTGCACGAGGGATGGATGGACCGCGACCATGCGCCGGAATGCTTGGCTGATCCTGCCGACGCTCTTCCTGGTCGGACTGGCGGCCTACGAGTTGCGCTACGCCTTCGAGCCAAGCCGAGGTCAGCTGCTCGCCGACGCCTGTGTGGACATCGTCCGGCAGCACGTTCTTACCCCTGCGACATTCGAGGTCCACGAGGCCGGCGAGAGCCTGAAGTCCGGTCGTATTCTCGTGATCTATGACCGGCAGGCTATTACGGGGGCGGAGGTCCGGCTCTCGGCGACGTGCCAGTTCGCGATCGCGTCGGAGGGGCTGGCAACTCTGGAAAGCGTGAGCATCGAGGGCCGGGAGTTGGACCGGGCCTATGTGAACATCTGGAACCGGGAAACCGGTCGCGAGGTTCAGCCGGAGGAACCGGAATCTGCAGCGCGGTGAGGTGACACTTTCCAAGCTAACCAATTTGAGGAATCGCGGAAGTCTGCGGTTTTGTCGCTTGCCCGAAGTGGCACCTAACGTGCCACCTTGGGCTTCCTCGCGACATCAAATTGGCGGATTTCCGCGGTTTGGCTGCCCCACTTTATGTGGCGCGCGCCGGCAATTTACGGGGCGGGCCAGGCGTCGCGCCCGCAGGCCTAACGCCTTGATTTCCGTCCCGTTATTTCCCGGATTGTCCCGCCAAGTCCCGCATTCCCAACGCCCCCATTCTTTCTGTCACCTCACAGCGGACCAAAAAACCCAGTTAAATCAACGGTGTTTTTGGGAGGTGGTGCCCAGGGGCGGGCCGCCAGTCTTGGTAAATTTCAAGCCATTAGCGACTGGTGAGTCCACGAAATCTGGCGCCGCGATCCAAGGGTTTTCAACGGCTCATGGACTCACCTTGGGACGGCTGGTAGCGGCAGCGATCCTTCCACGAAGTGGCAGGCGATGGACGCCCCTTTCCTCGCCGCCCCCTCAATCCCGCTGCGACAGGCTGGGGCCGTGCCAGGCGATCGGGCCCTGGGGCTGGCCCTTGGCCCGGCGCCAGTCGGGGTGCGCCTCGACCTCGCGGCTGCCGCAGGCGGTGCAACGACCGCGCACGTCGTCCAGCGTCGCCTCCGGCCCCCAGCGCGCGATCGCCAGCTCGACCGCGACCGCCGCGCTGCGCCGGCAGCGCAGGCAGGTCAACCAGATCCCGACCCCCTCGGCGACATGGTGGGACAGCGGCACGACACGACGGCGGCGTTTCGGTGGCATGATCAGAGACTAGAACGAAACGCGAAAGTCCGTCGAGCGGGTGTGCGAACGAAAAATGCCCCGGCGCATCCGATGCGCCGGGGCAAGTGGGAGAGGACCGTGTCTGTGGGAGGGCGACCCTTCGCCTAGTCGGGCGGCGGGTCCGGATCTTCCGGCGCCCCGGCAGGCGCCTGGCGCTGCCCCTCGGCCGGAACCGTGGGGCAGGCCTGGGTCGGGTCGCCGACCGGGCGGCCGTCCAGCAGCCGCTGCACCAGGCCGAGCCGGCAGGCGCAGGCGTCGTAGGCCGCCGCCCAGGCGTTGGCGCGCGCGACCAGGTCGTAGACCGCACCGGCGGACGGCTTGGCCGGCGCCGGCGGACAGGCGAAGAGCGACGGCGGGATCTCCGGCCGCACCAGCACCGGCTGCGGATCTCCGGCGCAGCCCGCCAGGGCCAGCAGCGCCAGCCCGGCCAGGGCCTTAGCGCACCTCATGCCACACCCCCTCCGGCACCGCCTCGGTGCCGCACTGCCAGTTGGCCTCGGCGCCGGCCGCGCGCGCCCGTTCGCTCGCCGCCTCGGCCTCCCGCCGCAGCCGCTCGGCCGCCAGGCGGCTGCCGCGCTCGACCTGCAGGGCTTCCTCGGCGATGCGCGTCTGCTCGCGCTGCTCGACGAGCTGGCGCTTGAGCTCCGCCTCCTGGCACTTGGCGGCCTCGTGCTCCCGCCCCTGGCAGTAGGCCAGCAGCAGCAGGCCGGCCCCCGCCGCGACGGCCGCGCCGTACTTCGCCAGGGTCACGCCGGACGGGAGCGCGGCCAGCAGGCCGGGGATCATCGCCGGCCCTCCCGCCAGTCGTCCTGGCGCGCCTTGAAGATCCGCCAGAGCTTGACGCCGGCGAAGGCGAGCGCCAGCAGCAGCAGGACGTAGGGCACCAGGCTGGAGTAGTCGGCCAGCGGCCGGATCGCCTCGGCGGCCTCGCGGATCGGCTCCTCGAGGGCCGTGACGCCGACGCCGGCGGTCAGCGCGCCGCCGGCGTCGCGCACCGCCTTGACCGTCCGCGAGTCCGACAGGCGCTCGCGCACGGCGCGGCGCTCGCCGTTCGGCCAGCGGTAGCCCAGCAGCCGCTCCCTGGGATAGGCGGCGATCGAGACGGCGTTGCCCTGGTTGCCGCCCAGGACCAGGATGCGCCCGTCCTCGGTCTCGCCGGCGTAGAAGCCGACGTGCCCGGCCGTGCCGTCCTTCCGGCCGCGCCAGAAGACGGCGATGGCCCCCAGCTCCGGCTTGTCCATGGGCTCGCCGAACTCCAGCCAGGACCGCGCCGCGGCGGCCCGCGCCCGGCCGTAGGCGACACCCGCCTGCTGCATCGCCCAGGCGACGAACGCGCCGCACCAGGGCACCTCGTCGGTCGAGGCCTTCAGCCCCGTGGCCTGGTGATACGCGACGATGCGCGGATTGTGCTTGCCGCCGGCGATCTCCCGCACGCCGGCGTGCAGCTCCTCCAGCGCCTTGACGTACCAACGCGGCTGCCAGGTCATGGCCCGCTCTCCTTTCGTGTGATGCTGGGTAGAGGCCGCGCGGCGCGACGAAGCCGATCAGCTCGACCAGGGCACGAAGCGCGACGCGATGAAGCCGATCAGGCCGACCAGGATCGCCGCGAGAAACGCGATCAATGCCAACAGAGCCTTGTTGATCCGGCTGTGCAGGCGGGAGACCGAGGCCTCGCGGTGCGCGGCCTCCTGCTTGATCGCCTCGTTGACCGTCTGGTGCAGGGAGGCGATCGCCGCCATGGCGGCCGCATGGTTCGCCGCGTTCGCCTGGCGGACCTCGGCGTGCTCGCGGCTGTTGGCCTCCCGCAGCGCCCGGAGTTCCTCGGCGAAGCTGCCGGCGGCGCGGGCCGAGTGGTCGAGATGCACATGCAGGCCCTTCTCGACCGCCCGTGCGACCGCCAGCGCTTCCGCGGCCGTGCGCCGATCGGCGTCGCCCGACGACTCAGGCATGCCCGCGCTATCCACTTCTCTAGATCAGCGCAGCGGCGCGGAAGAAGTCGTCCAGCTCGGCCTGCACCGCGTCGGCGTCCGGCGCGCCGCCGTCCCGCGCCGCGATGCCGGCCGCCGCGACCGCGGCCAGCAGGGGGTTGCTCCGCTCGACCACCGTCATGCCCTTGACCCGCATCCGCGCGGCGAAGCGCTCGGCCGCCGGCAGCGCGTCGATCACGCCCTGCACCACGCCCGGCAGCGCGCCGCTGTCCTGCCAGGCCTCGGCCTCCGCCTCGCTGATCCAGCCGGCCGCGGCGCCCTGCACCCGCAACTGCATGGGCGTGATCTCCGCCGGCACGGGCGCCGGCGCCGCCGACCAGTCGCCGCTGCCGAAGCTCCAGGTCTGGCGGGCGTCCCCGGGCGCGGACGGGACCTGCACCGCCCCGGCCGGCGGGGCGACGCCGTCGAAGCCCCCGAGGTAGACGCCGTCGGCGTCGACATAGTGCTTGGCCTTGCGTCCCTTGATCGTCCTCATAGCTTCGCCCCCAGCGAGAGTCCCCAGCGGTTGTTGGTCAGGTTGACGGCATTGCCGGTCGTCGGGTCGAGGATGCGGAACACCGAACCGCCGGAGGAGGCGCCGGTGGCCATGCGCACGTTCAGGTGCGTCGCGGTCGGGTGGACCGTCAGCCCCACGTCTTCGCGGAAGCCGGCGTTGATCGGCACCGGCACCTCCTGGCCGACGCTGTAGTTCGCCTCCGCCGTCAGGCAGACGATCTTCGCCGCGATGTCGTTCGCGCTCGGCTTCCCGCTCAGCCCGTGTGCCAGGGCGAGGCCGCCGCCGGCCGTGATCGTCTGCACCGCGCTCTCGTACCGCTCGGTATAGACGCCCCCGCCGCCGGCGAAGACGCGCCACCGCGCGGCCTGGCCGTCGTACAGCAGCCAAACCGTGGCGCCGGGCGCCACCGTCTCGTCGCCCTCCGAGTCGGTCGCGAAGCGGTTGGCCGCGGCCGAGTCCGCGTCTTCGTGCCTCAGCGTCTGGTCGTGATCGCCGACGTTGGTCCAGGGCACGACCTGCCCGTCGTAGCCGGCGGCCAGGCCGGTGACGGCGACCGAGGCGGTCGCGTCGACCCGCAGCCATGCGGTGCCGCGGCCGAAGCCCTCCGGCGCCCAGTCGTCCTGGTCGTCGCCGAGCGCGGGCGGGGCGAGGGGCGCCGGCGGCGCCGGGTTGCGCAGCAGCTCCACCATGTCGGAGCCGCGCCGCTGCAGCAGCAGGGTCTCGCGGACCCCGCGCAGGGCGAGCGGCGCGGCGTCGCGCAGCAGGATCTGGCCCGTGCCGCCGGCGCCGTGCGCGACGATCACCTCGCGCGCGGCCGACGCCGGGGAGATCGCCAGCAGCGCGCCGTCCGGCAGGTTGTCGAGCTGGATCGTGCCGAGGGTGTCGCTTTCCGCGTCGCCCTCGGTGTCGACCGTGTGCGCGCCGCCGGTCGGCAGGATGGCGCCCGCGGCGATGGTCAGCTCGGCGACCGCGCGGCCGCCCGGCATCTGGGCGATGAAGGACCTGATGTCCTCGCCCCACTGCTTGAGCTCCCCCTCGGTCGCGGCGCCCGAATAGGCGCCTGGCGCGGGCAAGGCCACCATGCCCGTCTCCTTCGCGTCGTGATGCTGTGGGGTGGTCCCGACGACTCGCGTCAGGATCAGCGGTGTGGTTGTCGATTGCGCGCACCGGATCGCGCGAATAGGCTGCTCAAACGCATCAACCCAAGCGCGCGGAGGCGATCTTGGTGGACGTAATCCTTCCCGACCGCATGACGTCGGATATGATCGAGGCCTATTTCGACGCGGCCCAACCTGAAGGGGGGTTCGTGGTCGATGCAGAGGTCCAGCGAACTTACACAGCCATTGTCCAGGCGGCCCCGAACCGCGGCCAAGTCTCGCGCGCCGCGATTGAAGCCGCCGCGGAAGCCGCATATGAAACTCGCAGGAGGTTCCGAGGCGGCAAACGCTGGTCAAAGCTCGGGCCTGCTGAGCGCGAGCTCGAAGTGGCGGTGCAGCAAGCGTTTCTCCGCAAACTCCATGTCAACGTCGATCTCACTGATTACGCGCCAGCGTAGATGATCTTGTTCATCACCAAGGTCGGCTGCACGTTGTTGTGCGGTAGACTTGAGCCAGCCGTTCCGGTGCTTGCATTCTGGTCGACCGACCAAACGTTGTTCTGGAAGCTGCCGCCCCCCTGCTGAATATTCGTGAGGCCATTCCGCACCAGATAGCTGTGGTTGTGTTGCGGCATTTCACCGACGCTGATCTGATGCCTCTCCGCGCCGCCGGCAGCGCCGAGCACGTCGCCGTTCACGCCGCCCGCCTGCCCGGTCAGGCGGTTCGCGCCGGCCCCGCCGCCCATGTTGTCCCGGCCGGCCGTCACGCGGCCGCGGGCGTCGGGCAGCGTGAAGGTGCTGGCGCCGTCCCCCGCGCCGTAGGGGAAGGCCCGCAGCGTCAGGCCGCTCGCCGTGCTTGTCGAATTCTGCGACAGCGTCGCCTGTGTCCCGCTGTCCACCGAGACCACGGTGCTGCCCGGCAGCATGCCGGGGATCTCGACGGCGAGGCCGGCGACCAGCCCGCTCGTGTCGTCCAGCGTGACGACGGGCGAGCCGCTGGTGACCGCGCCGCCTCCCCGCGTGAAGGTCAGGGCGGCGAAGAGCGCCGGCTCCGCGGCGCGCCCCAGCGCCTGCCCGTTGACCCAGTACCAGCGGTCGGGCGGCACGACCCCGGCGAAGTCGGAGACCGAGCCAACCGGCACGCCGCCGCGGCCGCTGTCGGCGAAGGCCCGCAGGCGCGCCACCTGGGCGTCGTCGAAGCCGGCGGAGCTGCGCATGAGTTCCACGACGTCGGTGCCGCGGCGCTGCAGCAGCATGGTCCGACGCAGCCCGCTGAGGGTGTGGTTCGTCGCGCCCTCGAGCAGGATCTGGCCGGTGCCGCCGGCGCCGTGCTGGAAGACGACGCTGCGCGACGCCGAGGCCGGCGAGATTAGCAGCAGCGCACCGTCCGGCAGGTTGTCGAGCTGGATGTGCGTCAGCGTGTCGCTCGCCTCGTCGTCCTCGGTATCGATCGTGTGCGCGGCGCCGGTCGGCAGGACCGCGCCCGAGGCGATGGTCAGCTCCGTCGCCGGGCCGCCGCCCAGCAGCTGCCCGGCGAAGTCCCGAAGCTGCTCGCCCCAGTCCTTCTTGTCGCCGACCGTTTCCGCGCCCGAATAGGCGCCCGATGCGGGCAAGGCCACCATGCCCGGCCTCCCTTCGCGCTAGAGTGTCGAGATCAGGCCGCCGCGCCCTGCACGAGCGCGTCGATCGACGCGCTCGCCGGGTCGCCGGCGGCGTCGTAGGCCATCACCAGCGGGCCGAGCGGGTCCTTGTCCAGCACCCGCACCGTCGTGGCCCCCGTCCCGGTGTCCTGCAGCGTGAGCTGCACGTTGGTGATGAAGCGGAACGGCCCGGCGATCGGCAGACGGACGCCGGCCGGCGGCACCTCGACGTCGTCCAGGCTCTCGACCCGGTCCTCGACGTCGAGCTGCAGGCGCAGTTGCTCGACGCGGCCCTGCAGCGTGCCGGGCCCGGTGGTCACGCGGATCTCGTAGCTCTGCCGCGTGACCGGCAGCCGGCCGGGCCAGGCCCGCCAGACGTCCGGCGGGGACCAGGCCGGCGCCGCGTCGTCCGTCCAGGCCGGCACGGCGTCGCTCTGGCTCCAGGCCGCCGCGGCGCCGCCCGTCCGGTAGTCGATGCGCCAGGGCTCGCCGACCACCTCGGCCGAGACGACGAGGTCGCAGGGCAGGTCGACCGCCAGCGGCACCACCGTGTCGCGATAGACCAGGGTGTCGAAGCGGTCGTCCCACGCCGGCGCGTCCGGGTCGCCCGGCCAGGCCGGCGCGCTGTCGTCGTCCGGCCAGGCCGCGGCCGTCGAGGCGGCCGCGATGTGCCCCTCCGGCCGCACCTCGCCCCCCGTCACCGCGCCCGGCCAGCCGGCGGCGCGCCGGTCGTAGCTGCGCACGACGTTCTCCGTCGCCACGTCCCCCAGGCGCAGCACGGCCACGGCCGGCTCGGCGGACTCCCGGCCGCCCAGGTCGACGGCCTTCATCAGGCAGGCCAGCGTCCCGCCCGGCAGTTCGGCGAGCGGGAACTCCGGCGCCGAGAGCAGGCCGTCGTGCGCCGCCGAGGCGTCCGCCCAGCGCCGGTCGTTGCCGGCGCGGAAGCGCAGGCGGAAGCCGGCCAGGTCGAGCGGCGGGTTCGGGTAGCTGCCGCGCAGCACGCCGTTCTCGACGCGCAGGCTGGCGACGTCCGGCGGCAGACTGGTCTGGCCGATCACCGTGTGCGGGGTCCAGGCGGTCCAGGGACCGGGCCCGCGCGGCGCGTGGAAGCGCAGCCGCAGCTCGATGGCCTCGCCCTCGCGCACGCCGCCGAAGGCGACGACGCCGTCGCCGACGAGTTCGCGGACGCGGAAGAAGGGACTGTCCGTCCCCGCCGCGCGCGCCTGCAGCTCGACGTCGGTGATCAGGGTCACGTAGCCGCTCGGCATGACGTAGGCGACCACGACCCGCGGCTGCAGCACGCCCTGGCCGTCCCGCACCAGCACCGCCTCGCCGGACTCGATGCCGGCGATCTGCGGCGTCGGCGGCGTCAGGTCGACCAACCGCGGCGAGAGGTGCGGGTCGTAGGGCGGGATCGCGCCGGTGTGCGCCTCGTGCACCTGCGGCGCGTCGTCGACCGCCAGGATGCGCGCCGTCAGATCCTTGCCCGGCCGGATCTCCCGGACCCGCAGGTCCAGCCACACGCGCTCGGACTCGCCATAGGCGACCAGGTCGCCCACGGCGGGCGCCGAGGCCTGCGGCACCGGCGTCGCCAGGGTCAGGACCTCCCAGGTGCCGGCCCCGTTCGCCAGGCCGAAGGTGTGGCATTCGCCCTGCGCGTCGCGCAGGGCCAGCATGTAGCTCTTGCCCGCCTCCGCCAGCAGCCGGTTGTCGATCGTGACGGCCGTGACCCGGTCCTCGGTATCGAGGTCCAGGCCGATCACGCGCGCCGCGCCCTGCCCGGCCAGCATCGCGTCGTGGGTCACGCGGACCAGCGAGCCGCGGACGCAGACCAGGTGCTCGACGTCGGCGTACCAGGAGTACATCTCCGGCCGCAGGATGGCGCTCGCGAGGTGGTAGCGCCCGAGCTGCCAGACCTTGTCCGGGTGCGTCGTGCCCGGCAGGTCCAGCTCCTCGAAGATCGTGGCGCTGTCGGCGTCGTAGTGGTCCGCGTAGACGAAGCGCTCGTCGTCCTGCCAGTCCTCCAGCTCGTTCGCGAAGCGGACCCGGAAGGCGTGCGGCAGGTCGGCGAAGGCCTTCTCGCTGGAAAAGCCCCAGGAGTTGCGCGGCGTGAAGTGCTGGACCGGCGCGCCGCCGGCCCGGTCCATCACCACGCGCCAGCGGCTGTCGAGGATCTGCGGCGCCGCGCGCCCGGCGGCGCAGGCCATCCGCAGCATCGACCAGACGCTCGTGCGCTCGGCCAGCACGTAGTCGAAGGTCCAGCCTTCGTCGGCGCAGGCCTCGTGGAACGCCGTGAGGCTGTCGTCGTCGACGCGCGCCACGGGGACCGGCGTCGCGTTGGCGCGCGCGCGCGGCGGCGCCACCGAGCCGTGACGGTTCTCCGTCAGCACGGCCCGCATCGCCGCGGCCGGGTTGCGGGTCGGGCGGACGGTCCAGGCGCTGCCGTCCCAGTCCGGCAGGATCGAGGTCACCACGGCGTTGACGCTGTCGATGGCGCCCTGGATCTCTTCGCTCGCCTTCACCCGCAGCGCGGTCAGGGCGAGCCCCTTGTAGGTGACGGGGTTGACGCTGCGGACGCTGCGCAGCGCGCTCCAGACCGCGGTGTCGACCAGGGTGCGCACCTCGCCTTCGTCGAGGTTCCCCGTCTGCGCCCAGGCCAGCCGCACCTCGTACTGCCCACGGGGCACCGACCAGGAGCGCGAATGCCGCACGGCCGTCTGGCGGTTTTCGCCGAAGTTGAAGCTCTCGACCGACTGCCACCCGCCGCCGAGCGCGCGGTACTGGACGTAGACGACCAGGCGGGCGGGCCGGTAGTCGCCCTCCGCGTCGACCCAGTAGAGGCCGCGCGGACAGACGACGTCGACGCTGATGGCGTCGATGTCCGGCTCCGTGGTGCGCTCGGTCCAGGCGATGTCCTCCGGCACCTGGGCGTCGCCCGTTTCGTCGCGCCCGCCGGAGGAGTTCAGGTCGATCGAGAGCGACTCCTCGAGGATCACGTTGCGGAAGAGCCCGAGCGGCGAGTCGTCCAGCCACCCCTGCCGCGTCTCGACCTGCACGTCGTCGTAGTCGGCCACCGGCGTCTCGCCGATGCGCAGGTCCTCGATCTGCAGCGGCCCGTATCCCCAACAGACCAGCATCACCAGGAACTGGTCGTTGCCGCGGATCTCGGTATAGCTGCGCGCCGCCGCCGGCGGGTAGATGCGATGCCGCCCGAAGACCCGCGGGATCGCGCCGTAGAGGCTGTAGCCGTTGCGCCCGGCCGAGACGCTGTAGCTGGGCGTCTGGTCGCCGCCCGGCCCGCTCGACGCGGCCAGCGTCCCGCTGCGGCCGAGCTGCGGCGGCGGCGGCGCCAGGGCGTTGAGCAGCAGCCCGCCGACCACCGAGACGCCGAAGGCGGCGACCGTGCCCCAGGTCAGGCCCGCCGCCCCGAGGGCGCCCGGCAGCGCGGCCGGCAGGAGCACGGGCAGCGCGATGCTGGCCGCGACGACGGCGATGGCGACCACCACAGTCAGGACGCTCTTGCCGCCGCCGCTGCCGCCGCCGCCCGCCGGCAGGACCCGGATCGCGACCGAGGTGCCGGCCTTCGGGCGGACCCGCGACCAGGCCTCGGGCGGCACCGTCTCGCCGCCGACCGCGATCCAGGCATGACGCCGGGCCACCGCGTCGGTCACCGTCAGCTCCAGCATCTCCCGCAGGCTGAGGCCGGCCGGCAACTCCAGGGTCTGCGGCGTCGCCGCGAAGGGGCGGGCGACCACCGTCGCCGCGACGGCCCCCTCCCCCGGCGCGAGGATCTCGCCCGAAAAGGCCCGGTCCGAAAGCGCACCCGTCATGCCGAAGCTCCCTCGGCCGGCGACCCGGCCAGGGCCCGGTGCCGGTAGAAACCGACGACCCGGCGGCGCATCCGGCCGCCCGGACCGTAGCCCTCGACCGTCACCCCGGCGCCCTCGCCGATGTGCAGCAGCCATCCGGGCGCGACCACCACGCCGACGTGCATGGCCGCGCGCTGCAGCGCCCGCCCCTGGCCGACGATCCCGGTCAGCAGCACGCCGTCCAGGGGCCGCTCCGCGCTGGCCGCCACGGCCTGCCAGTCCTCCGTCAGGCCCCGCTCGATGACCGCGCCGACGCGCGCGGCGTCGTGCGCGCTCGCGTAGCCGGCACCCTCCGGCAGCTCCAGGCCGCAACGCTCGCGCCAGACCAGGCGCGCCAGCCCCCAGCAGTCGCAGCCGGAGCGGTCGCGCCCCCGGTGCGCGAAGGGAATGGCGAGGTAGTCCGCCACCCAGGAGGGCACGTCGCGCTCCTGCGCGCGCCGCGGCATCTCAGAACAGCCCCGGAAAGCCGCCCGGCGAGAAGATGCCGGCGGGATAGGGTTCGTCCTCGTAGTGCTCCAGGTAGAGGTCGCCGCGCACGGTCAGCGCGTCGTAGTCGACGTTGCGCAGGACGAAGCCGCTCTGTTCGACCTCCACGCTGTCCGGGTCGCTCCAGAGCACCACGCGGATCGTGACGCGCGCCGGGCTGCTCATCAGGCGCACGGCCTCCACGATGCGGCGGTCGACGTTGTCCAGCTCCAGCCTGGCCCGCGGCGTCGCCTCCTCGGTGTCGTCGGGCAGCTCCAGCCGGAAGGGGAAGGCGATATAGGTCTCGCCCGCGCTGACCACGTCCACGTCCCACTGCGCCACGCGGACGGGCTCCGACAGGGCCTCGTGCTCGAGGGTCAGCAGGACGACGAACCCCTCGTCCGTCTCCTGCGCCATCATGGCCGCCGCGGCCGCGGCCGAGGTCGTCCGGGTCATTGCGGCCCCCTCACTGCGGCCCCGGTCATTGCGGCGCCGGTCATTGCGGCAGGATCTCCAGCTCGATCTGGGCGCGGTAGCGCACGCCGAGCTGCCGGAACACGGGCGGGCCGACGAAGCGCGCGGCGTAGCCGGTCCCGGTCTCGACGTCGGTCCAGGCGAAGGGCACGGCCCCGCCGCCGGCGGAGCCGCGGTAGAAGTCGCGAAGCGCGCCCTTCTGCGCGGCCGTGAGGTGCAGCTCGAAGGCCACCCGCCAGACGCCCTTCTCCGCGCGGCGGCGGACCTTGGCCGGGCCGACCTCCATCTCGGTGCGCAGCACCAGGTCCGGCTCGGTTTCCTGATAGCCGTCCAGCAGCGGCGCCGGCAGCGACGCCGGCCAGGTGAGGCTCGGCAGGGCCATGTCAGGCGCGTCCCGTCAGCCGGCGGCTCGCGCCGTAGGTCCCGCGCAGGGCCCGCCCGGTCTGCGACGCCGGCCGGTTGACCGCCCTGGCGGCCGCCCGGTCCACCATGATCTCCAGGTCGGCGCCGCCGTCCGCGCGCCGGCTCTCGCGCACCTCGACCTGACTGTCGCCGTAGTTGTTCACCGTGACGTTCACCTCGCCCCGGCCGACCGCGCCGGCGTCGGGCAGGATCGTCCCGTCGCTGCGCGGCACGAAGATCTCCGGGCGCTTCTCGCCGACCACGTAGGGCATGCCCGCGCGCACCGGCCCGCCTCCGGCGCGCATGCTGGCCGGGATGCCGACGGTCGCCGCGGTCGTGACCACGCCGCTGCCCGCCGACCCGCCGCCGCTGAAGAGCCCGGACAGCAGCGAGCCCCCGGTGTTGAACAGCGCCCCGAAGAGCGCGTTCGTCGAGCGGTCGATCGCCAGCTCGGCGAGGCGGCGCGAGACGTCCTGCACGGCCTCGCTCAGCGAGCGCGCCTCCAGCACCGCCCGGCCGAAGCCGTCGGCCGCGATCGTGCCGATGGTGCGCAGGTCGTCGCCGAGCGCCTTGGCCGCCTCGTCCGCCGCGCCGCTCTCCTTGGCCAACGTCTCCGCCGCCCTGGCCGCGCCTTCGTAGGTTTCCTTCGCCTCGGCGACCGCGCGCTGGTGCTCCAGCTCGGAGATCACGCCGGCGGCGCGCAACTCGTTCAGCCGGCGGACCTCGGCGACGTAGCGCTCGACCGGCAGCAGCACCTGGTTGCGGATCGTCTCCGCCTCCTGCGCCAGGGCCTCGCGGTGCTTTTCGCTCGCCCGCAGCGCGCGCCAGGTCGCCTCGGCCTGTTCGTCCTTGGCCGCCGCAGCGGCCTTGGACTCCTCGGCGCCGCCCCGGATGGTCGCCGTGAAGTCGCCCGAGTCCACCTCCTCGCCGGTCACCTGCGAGATCAGGCGCTTGGCCGCCTGGCCGCGGGTTCTCTCGCCGCCGGCGGCCGCTGCGCCTTCGATGGACTCCAGCTCCAGGCGCGCCTTTTCCAACTCGGCGCGCAGCTCGCGCGCCTCTTCCTCGAGCCGCGCTATGGCAGACTGCGATGCGCGGCCCATCTGACCCGACCCGCCGCGCTGCAGGCGCTCGACCTCGCGGTCGATTTCCCGCAGCCGGGCTTGCGGATCCAAGGCGCGCCGCGCATCTATCTGCGCCTGGATTTCTTGCTGCGCGCGCGTGCGCGCGCGTCCAGCCGGCATGTCCAGGGCCGCGAGCTGCTGCTCCAGCGCTTTGACCTGCGCCCGGTTCTCCTCCAGCTTGCGCGGATCGAAGATGTAGCTGTCGCCGGTCAGGGAGATCTGCCGCACCGCCGAGACGGTTTCCAGCACGGCCGACTTGAAGCGCACGGAGATGGTGTCGATCAGGGCGTCGAAGTCGTCGTTGATCTCCTGCGCCGCGCGCGTCATCTCCTCGCGCAGCACCTCCGCCTCGGCGGCGCTCTCCTGCATGCCCTGGATGCCGAGGCGCAGGACCTGCAGCAGCTTCGGGCCGGCGTCCTCGCCGAAGAGCTGAGACGCCAGCGCCGAGAGTTCGGCCTGTGACTCGACGCTCTCCATCGCGGAGACGGCGTCGTAGAAGATGGCCTCGGCGCTTCGCACCTTCCCGGAGGCGTCGGTCACCTGCAGCCCCAGCTCCTCGATGGCCTTGGCGGCCGGGCCGCCGCCGTCCTGGGCGAAGAGGCCCGCGCGCCGGGTCAGGCGCCGGAGCGCGTCGTCGAGTTCGCGGGCGGAGCTGCCGTTCTGCGAGGCGACGAAGCGCAGCCGCTGCAGCGCCTCGACGTTCACCCCGATCTGGTCGGCCGTGTCCTGCAGCGCCGCCGCGTCGCCGACGATGTTGCGCACGCCCTGCTGAAGCCCCGCCACACCGCCCGCGGCGCTGAAGATCAGCATGGACTTGCGGATGACCTCGCCCGTCCGCTCGAAGCGGTTGCGGATCGAGCCCAGGTCGCGCTCGACGTTGCGGTCGAACTCCCGGAGTTCACGCCGGGCCGACGACAGCCCGGCGTTCAGCTCCTGCGTCTGCGCGTCCAGGCGAACGAGCAGCTCGGCGATTTCCTTGCGCGCCATGCCGTTCTCTTCAAACCTGCTGTTGTCGTATGCTCCCGCCGATCAACCAGGGGAGGCATTGATGGGTTTGTTCGTCTTCGTGTGGTTCGCGTGTGCGATCCTCGCCGCGCTCGCCGCCAACAAGCGCGGCCGCAGCGGCGGCGCGTGGTTCCTGTTGGGCCTGATCTTCGGCGTCTTCGCCTTGCTTGCCGTGCTGGTCATGGAGGATCTCGCCGAGAAACAGCGGCGGGAGGACGCCGCTCGGCAAGAGATGGAATCTAGGGCCACCGCAAGGTCGAGGTCGGCCGCAGCGGTAGCGCCACTACCGCCGCCCAGTGACTCTCGAAAGTCTTTCCCGACAGGCCGCATTGGCCGGCCCGGCACCATGACGCCGCGACAAGCCGCCTTCCTTGAGAGCCATGGTGTCGCGGTCGGCAACGATGCGAGCAAGGAAGAAGCAAGCCGCCTGATCGGCCGCTACCTCTTCGCCGAGCGCCTGTTGAAGGACGAATTCGCGTGGGAGCGCCCGGGACCGAGCGCCGTCCGGCCGGTGCTCGCGCTCGTCCTGGAGGACGAGGCCTTTACCGAGATCGCGGACCGGGCCGCCCGCGACGACCCGGACGATCCTGTCGAGCGGGACCCCATGTACAAGGTGCTTGTGCGCGAGGTCGTCCACCTCGCAGAACGCAAGGCGGACTCCTAGACCGCCACGCCCTCGTAGACCATCCGGCCGCCGGCCTTGACCTTGCCGACGCCGAGCTCGCCGAGCGCCCGGCCGAAGCCGGCCTGCGTGGCCGGGGTTTCGTCCTGGCCCGCGCACCAGGCGCAGTAGGCGGCGTAGAGGTCGCTCGCCTGAACCCGCGCCCCCGCCTCGGCACGCACGGCCTCGCGCACGAAGCGCGCCACGTCGCTGACGTCCTGCACGGCGGCGGCGCCCGGCTCGCGCGGCAGGGGCGAGCGGTCCCAGATCGCCTTCGCCGCCCGGCGGCCGCGCACCCGCTGCGCCGTGCGCACCACCTCCAGCCAGAGGCGCCACTCCGCCTCGTTGCCGTAGTCGCTCGCCACAGCCGCCGGCCGCTCGCCGGCGGCCACCTCGGCCGCCGTCTCGACCCGGCCGCGGAAGTGCGCCCACAGCACCTTGAAGCACTCGGCCCGGTAGGTCCGCAGCTTGTCCCGGATCTCCGGCTTGACCCGGTTGACGTCCACCCCGAACAGCCAGCCGGGCAGCAGCTCGAGCGGCAGGCAGGTCGATTCTTGCGCCCCGCCGGGTGAAGGTGTCGTCATGACGACGACACCTTCGGACAACACCTCATCACGCCGAAGGCGGTTCCACTGCGAACGCCAGTTGAGTCCCAGGTTCTCGCAGATCGGCTTGAGCGGCACGAACACGCCGTCCGCGTCCTCCACCGCCCAGACCGTGTCTCCGTGAAAGGCCACCGGGACCAGTTCCGTCTCCACCGCGCTCATCGCTCGTCTCCCCTCTGCTCCGCCGCCGTCTCCAGCCAGCGCGCCACCGCCGCGATCAGGCGCAGGTCGCGCCGGTCCGCGAAGCCGGCCTCGGCGTCCTGCGCCTCGGCGGCATAGAAGGCCGCCAGCCGCAGGCAGCGCGCCGCGCTCTCCGGGTCGCCCGGCTCCCCCGCGTCCAGCGCCGCCAGCAGCGCCGCCAGGCTCCGCTCGGCGCCGGCCGCCAGCCGCTCGACCTCCGCGTCGCTCGCGCCGCGCGCCGCCTCGAAGCGCCACAGCGCCGTCTCGTGCCGCGCCGCCAGGCGCGGCACCTCGGCCGAAGCCGGCCCGTGCACTCCCAAGGCGGAGGCCGCCGCGCCCGGTGAAGAGGTCGAAGGCCGCGTCATGTCGTGTGCGCTCAGCATTGCGATAACCCCGTGCACCAATCTGTTGACGGTGATAACATGATTAAATATCGATACCACGTCAACAGGATTGTTTACGGTGATTACACCCGACCAGTGCCGAATGGCGCGTGCCGCGCTGCGCCTAGGGGTGCGCGACCTTGCGAACTTGGCTGGCGTTTCCGCCATGACGATCACGCGGTTCGAGAACTCCCACAGCGGCGGACACGCCAACACGGTTCGGGCAATTCAATCCGCGCTCGAAGCCGCTGGCGTGGCCTTCATCGCCGAGAACGGCGGCGGCCCCGGCGTCCGCCTCCGCAAGCCTTAGGCCACGCCCGCACGCTCCAGCCTCTCCCGGAACGCCGCGAAGTCCTCGGTGCCGTCGGGATCGCGGCCCCACTCGGGTTCGTCGCCGGGCCCGACCAGCGCGTCGAAGAACTCCGTCGGCGTCGACGCCCAGAAGGTGGCCGGCGTCCAGGACAGCGCCTTGGCCGCCATGTGCGCGTAGCGGCGGACGGGGTGGCGGTCTAGCCGTCCGCCGTCGCTTTTCCCGGGTCGTCGCCGGCGCCCGTCCCGCCGGGCGTCCGGCGGTCGCCGTTGATCGCCGCCAGGGCCACCGTGGACAGGCCTCGCAGAAGCTCGGTGTCCTGCACGCCGTTGGCCAGCAGCAGCGCGCCCAGCGTCTCGACGCTGCGGTGGCCGTCCGGGTGCTGGGCGCGCCGCAGCACCGCGAGGCAAGTCCGGAAGCTGGGCTCGCCGGTCAGCAGCTCGCGGGCCACCTCGACGATGCCCCGCCCGGTCTCTTCCTCGATGGCGACGATGCGCCCCCAGGTCGGCCGCAGCAGGATGTTCACCCGCCCGCCGCCTTCGCCGCGCAGCGACACGCGCGCCTCGCCCCTCGCCGGATTGGCCGCCGGCAGGTCCTCCGGTGCATCGGTCATGGGCTAGCCTCAGGCGCCTTCGGTGAAAGTCAGGGCCCCGGTCGGCGACAGCGTGAAGCTGTAGCTCGTCATGTCGTTGTAGGGCCCGCTGATCTGCGCGTTGGTGACGCTGAAGCTGCCGGCGTACTTGTCGCCCGCGGCGTTCAGCACCAGCTCGCAGTTGATCCGCGCGCCGGTGCGCCAGGCGGTCAGGAGATCCTGCAGGGGCGTGTCCCCCCAGACGCACTGCCCGTCGCTGGTGACCTGGCCGGAGCGCGTAAGCTGCTCCTCGGTCTCCCAGCCGCCGTTGTTCTTGTCGGTCGTGTTCGCCGTCGTCGACGAGCCGGCGAAGGTGGTGTTGCGCTGGCCGTCGAGCGTGGTGAAGGTCTCGGACATCTCGTCGCCGTCGCCGACCTTCAGCAGGACGTTCAGGCCCTTTTCCTTGGCCATGGACCTCTACTCCTCTCGCTTGCGGCGCATCGGATGCGCCAGGGGGAAGGCGCGACTCAGTCGGCCGGGATCTCGTGCTCGACCTCGAAGACGATGACCGCCTCGCGGACCGGCCGCTCGAAGCGGGGCTGGCCGTCCGGCAGGAACATCTCCGGGTCGTCGATGGTGCTGGTCACCCGCGGGATCTGGCGCACCAGCGCGGCCAGCGCGGCGTCCGCGAAGACCGCCGCCCGCACGGCCGCCAGCAGCGCCTCGACGGCCGTCTCGCCCGCGGCGTCGTCGCCGGGCATGGCGCCGATCGCCACGGCGGCCTCGACGGTCAGCTCGGTCACGGCGGCATAGACGCCGTCGTGGTCCTCGACCTCCTCCGAGCTCTGGCGCGTGTGCACCAGGACCAGGGGAAAGTCGTCCTTGCCGTAGGGCAGGTAGCGGCCGGTATCGACGCGGCAGGCCCGGCCGCCGACCTCCAGGCCGGCGGCCTCCAGAGCGGCCACGGCGGCCTGCCGGATCTCGGTGCGCGTCCCGCTCATAGGGCCGTCCTCAGTCGAGCCGCTGCAGCGGCAGGGTCCAGGCGCCGTGTTCCGGCGCCTCGGGCACGTAGGCGACCGCGTAGGTGCCGCCGTCGGTGACGACAACATCGCCCCGGAGGGGCGCCGCGATGCCGGCCGCCGTCAGGGTCGAGACCAGAACGTGCAGCGTGAGCGCGACGCCGCCGTGCTGCAGCGGCATCAGCGCCCCCGGCTCGAGCCCGGCGTCGCGCTGCGGCACGCCCGAGATCTCGTGCGGCGTCCCGGCGGCCGGGTTACCCCCGGCGCCGGCCCGGTAGGTCACCGTCTCCGCGAATGCCGGGTGCGACAGAATGGCGGCGTTGGCCGCGTCGAAGATGCTCATGCCCCGGCGTCCCTCACGCCGCCCGCCGGCGGCCGCTGCGCGCGGCGAGGCGGCCGACGTAGTAGTCCAGCTCCCGCGCCACGCGCGGCGGCAGCTCCCGGACCCAGACCTCCTGCATGTCCGCCTGGATGTCCGCGTCGGCGAGCACCGGCGCCACGCCGGGACCGTAGAGCTTGCGGATAGCCTGGCTGTGTTTCGTCTGTCCCTTCCGGGAGGCCATGTACTTGCCCGGGATGCGCTCGAAGACCCCGAGCGCTCCGTTGGGCATGCGCGCGATGAAGGCGCCGCGCTCGACGTGGCGGCGCGGCGATCCGCCCGGTTCGCCCGGCAGCCGCACCGAGACGCCGCGCTTCGTCTGGCGCGGCCGGAACGCCATGTAGGAGAGCCCCCGCCCCCGGCCCCGCAGGATGACCCGCAGGTTGTCCTTGGAGGCGCGGAAGATGGCGATGCGCGACCGCACCACCTTGGCCTTCACGCCGAGACGCTGGCGCACGCGCTTGGTCGCGACCTTGCGCACCGTGACCACGGTCCGGTTCATCGCCCGCGCCGTCGCCTGGGGCAGAACCTCGCGCTCCAGGGCGGTCAGGGTGCGGGCCAGCTCCGCCGTCCCGAAGACGACGTCGCTGCGCCCGCCCCGCGGGTCGCGGTACTTGGTGAAGGTCGCCATGCCCGCGCCGCTCCGTCGACCCGATGGGCTACTTCAGCAGCCCGCCGCCCTTCTGAACCTCGGCCCACACGCGGTCGCGGTCGGCGCCGTCGATGTCGAAGCCGAGCAGCTTCTCCAAGGCGTGCACGTTCGGCTTGCCCGAGCCCGTCCAGGCCTCCTCGACCTTGGGGTCGAGCTGGGCGATGGCCTCGGCGATGGCCTGGTCGAGCTGCTTGCCGCTCGGCTTGGGCGCCGCCTTGGGCTCTTCGGCGAGCGGCTCGGCCGAGGTCGGCGGCCGCGGCGAGACGAAGCCCCGGGCGACGAGGTCGTCGAACTCGCCGGACAGCACCTCGATCTTGCCGCCGGGCGCAACCGGCTCGGCGCCCTTGGCCGGCATGAGGGTGACCAGCGCATAGCCGGTCTTGGTCTGCGACTTGGACATGAGCGTGTCTCCTGACTGACCTCCCGTGGGAGGGCGCAGCGGCCGGCGCGCGCCGGCCGCCGTCGTGGGCTGGGATCGAGCCGGCGGCTAGCGGACGGTCGCCGCGAGGCAGGCGTTCGGGCGCGCCGGATAGACGATCGGCGCCGCCTGCAGCATCAGGAAGCGCACGGGCGGATCGTCCTCGACCCAGGACTTCGGGAAGTACTGCATGGGCATGTAGCCGGCCTTCGGGTCCATGATCATCCCGAAGGCCCGCGTGCCGCGCATCTGGCGGGAGCCGAGGATCACGCTGTGCGCCGGCATCATCCGCTGCGTGTTGCCGTCCTCGTCCTCGTACCACTCGTTGTAGACCCAGAGGCGGAACTGGCCGTCGTCGCCCTTGAAGACCGCGCCGGTCTTCGCCGAGCTACCCAGGTCCATCTGCCCGCCCGTGGCGCGCATCAGGTCCAGCATCCGCTGCACCTTCGGGTCGGCGGTATAGAGATCCCAGGCCTCCGGGCTGAAGACCACGTCGGTCACCTGCGCGCCGGACTCCTTCAGCACCTCCATCGCCCAGGCCTCCACGTCGGCCTTCGGCGAGACGCCGTCCTCGCCCCAACGGGCCGTCGTCAGCAGCGCCTTCGTCAGGCTGGCCGCGCGCCCGAAGTCCACGCTCACCGAACCGCGGCCCTTGATGTCCATGGTGAGCGCACCGTCGAGCAGGCCGTCCACGGCCATGAACTCCATGCGCCGCTGCAGCATGTCGAGCTGGTCCTGCAGCTCGCGATTGATGACGGCCGCCTCGCGCTCCTCGCCGGTCATCTGTCCGCCGCCGATGCGCTCGCCGATGGCGCGCCGCACCGGCTTCGTCGGGTCGATGGGGCGCTTGTCCTTGACGTAGCCGGGCTTGATGGTGGCGGTGCGGTAGGCGAGCCCCTCGACCACCTGTCCCTGCATCATCGGATGCACCAGCGGGGAGAGGCGGCGGTTGCCGACCTCGATGTCGACGGCGACCTCTTCGTCGTCGGAGCGCACCTCCTCGGTGAAGAAGGTGTCGAGCAGGAAGGACTGCGGGCGGAACAGGCTCTCGACGACCTGCACCAGCGTCGCGGTCGAATAGAGATCACGGGGCATGGGGATGGACTCCTTGTTTGCCGGCGCCGCCGGCGGGTCTCGGGAAGGGAAGCGGCGAGCGCCGGCGGAGCCGGCGTCAGGCCGAAAGCGGCTTCTTGAGGTAGATGCCCCGGGCGCCCAGGGCGTCGCGGGTGGTGTCCGCCGTGTGAGAGCCGCCGAAGGTCAGGGCGTCCTCGTTGAACTCCCCGGCCTCGTAGCCGAAGGCCGTGACGTCGCCGGAGGTGGCGTCGACGTCGATGCCGAGGATCACCGCCGGCGTCTGGGAGCCGTCGCTGGCACCGTCGTCCGACAGGGCGTACTTGCCGCTCGCGGTGACCTTGCCGAGCACGGCGCCGCGCGCCAGGACGCCCTCGCCGGAAACGACGACGATCTCGCGGGTGATCAGGTCCGCGTGGCCGGCGATCAGCCGGTCCGGGGTGTAAGCCTCGGTGCTGTAGCTGGGGGTGAAGTCGGGCATGGCCCTCTCCTCTCGGGGTTCGCGCGTCGCCGATGCGAGGCGCCAGGGTGCGGACCGTTGGGGAGCGGCCGGCCCGCGCGTCAGCCGCGATGGAAGGAACGGGCGGCCGCGGTCAGCCCTTGCGGGACTGCAGGCCGAGCTTCGCGCCGGCGGCGAGGATGAAGGCCGCGTCGGCGCTCACGCCGTCCGGGGCGCCACCCGCCTCGCCGGCGCCCGCGTCCGGCGACAGCGAGCCGCCCGGCCCGACTGCCGGGTTGCGCTCGCCCGACATGCGGGCGGCGAGTTGCCCGCTGCCGGCCGACTGCTTGGGCGAGACCTTCAGCGTGGCCACCGCCGCCGAGGACGGCAGGTCGGTATCGAACGCCAGGTGCTGCGCCAGCCCGGCACGGCCCTTGGCCTCCGGCGAGCCGAGGATGGCGGCGATGCGCTTGCGCTCCCGGCCGCGGGCGGCGCGCGCCTGCGCGTCCTCCTCGGCCATCGGCGTCTCCTCCTCGTCGTCCTCGCCCTCGCCCTCGGTCTCCTCCTCGGGCGTCTCGCTCTCGGCCGCGCTCTCGTCTTCCCCGGCCTCGGCCTCCTCCTCGGGCTCCTCGCCCTCGGCGGTCTCCTCTTCGGTCTCGGCAGCGGCGGCCTGCCGGCCGGCCGGCGCCTTGGTCTTCGTCTTGCCGGCGGGCTTGCGCGGCGCCCCTGCGGCGGAGGCCTGGGTCGCCGGCGCAGGCGAGGTCCCGGTGGCGGCGTTGGTCGGGGGTGCGGGCACGGCGGTGCCGCCCGCAAGCGTCTGCTTGAGGGACATGAGTGCTGCCTTTCGTGCTGAAGGGTGGCCGTCAGGCCGGAAGCGCCGCCCGCTCGCGCAGGATCTCGGCGAAGGTTTCGACCGTCTCGGCGTGCGAGGCGGTCGCCGTGACCAGGCCGCGCTCGCGCGCCTCGACCCCGGTGAAGACGTCGGCCTCGGTCGCCATCACCGCGTCCGCCGCCAGGCCACGGTTGCGGGCGACCAGCTCGGCGAAGAGGCGATAGTCGGCGTCGACCCGGCGCTGAATGGCGGCGAGCGCCGCGTCTTCCGGCGGGCCGAAGGGGTGGCCCTGGTCCTTCAGGGCGCCGCCCTTCACGATGCGGATCTGCAGGCCCATTTCCGCCAGGAAGCCGCTGCAGTCCATCAGCATCGTGATCACGCCGATCGACCCCACGCTGGCGGTGCGCGGTGCCACGAAGACCTCCGCCGCGCTGCCGATCGCATAGGCCGCCGACATCGCCGCCTCGTTCGCGATCGCCCAGACCGGCTTCACGGCGCGGGCCGCGTAGATCTCGTCGACCAGGTCGAAGCACCCGTGCGCCTCGCCGCCCGGCGAGTCGATCTCGAAGAGGACGCCCTTGACCTCCGGCGCCGCCAGCGCCTGGCGCAGGGCCGAGCGCATCGCGGCGTAGCCGTATCCCCAGCGGTGCCAGAGGCTGCCCATGACGGGGATGACGGCGATGCCGCTGTCCCGGTCGGGCAGCAGGTAGAGCGGCCCGGACCCTTGCGAGCCGGCGGCGAGCTGCGTGCGCAGGCTCGCCTCGTCGCTCGCCGCCGTGCGCAGGGGCATGGCTTCGCGCCCGTCGAACGAGACGCTCGGGAGGCCGGCGAGTGCCGCCTCGATCACGACGGCCTGCTCGGCGACGCCCTGGGCGATGGCGAGCGGCTGGTTGAAGGCGCGGCGCGCCAGGTCGACGAGTAGGATCTGCGGCACTAGGCGCCCTCCGGTTCCATGTCGGTGCGCGCGACCACGCCGTCGGGCGCGGTCGGCAGGCCGCCGAGGCCGAGTTCCTTGAGCCGGGCGTCTTCGCGCGCGAGCTGGTCGGCCACGTCCTCCCAGTCCTTGCCCTGCTCGGCGGCCTCGTCCTCGAGGGTCGAAAGGCGGTTCTTGATGCGCTCGCCGGCGGCCTGCGCTTCCTTGACCGGATCGACCCAGCCGCGGGGCGGCAGGCGCCACTTGGCGCGGCAATAGGCAGTGCGGGCCTCGTAGAAGTCCGGCGCGCCCGGCGGCAGATCGATCAGCCCGCGGTCGAAGACTTCCTCCAGCCACGCGGCGTACCACGGGCCGACGAACCCGGAGCCGAAGAGCTTGGCGCGTGCGGCGATGAAGCGCCAAACCTCCAGCAACGCCATACGGCCCGAGCTGTAGTTCGTCCCCGACCAGTCCATGGTGAGCTGCTCGTAGGACAGCCCAAGGCCCGTCGCGAGGTTGCGCAGCACCGCCCGCTCGAAGTCGGCGAAGGCCGAGACCGGCCGGGACGCCGTCAGGAAGTTCATCTTCTCGCCCGGAAACAGGTGCGCGAAGCGGGCCCCGTTGGCGAGCTTCAGGCGGGACTCCTCGTGGAACTCGCCGCGCATCTGCTGATAGGCGGACATCTCGTTCCCGCCCAGGCCTTGCTGCACCATCTCCGGGTCGTAGGGGCTCTCGACGGCGGCGACGTAGATGGCGTTGATCAGGGCCGCCTGCAGCTCCGCCTCGTCGTAGCGCATGAGCATGCGCATGCGCTTGAGCGCCGGCGCCAGGTGCGACGCGCCTCGGGTCTGGCCCGGCCGCGCTCGGGACGGATCGAAGTAGTGGATGACCTGCGGCCGGCCCCACTCCAGCTCGCGCGGCACGCGGGTCCAGCGGATCGGCTCCGACTGCCAACTGACGTACTCGTAGGGATGCCGCGTCTGAAACCAGTAGGCCTCGGCTGCGCCGTACACGTCGCGCTCGACGCCGGCGCGCAGCATGTCGCTGTCCAGCCGGCCGTAGGGGTTGGACAGGCGATCCGGATCGATGAGCTGCAGGGTCGTCGCGAAGGTGCCGCCGCGATCGGGCTCCCATACCAGGGTCGCGATCGCCTCCCCCATTTCCAGCACCTGGCGGAAGGCGCGTCCGATCAGCGAGCCGGCGCCGCCCTGGCGCTCGGCGTCGCAGTAGAAGCCCGGGTCCTCGGCATAGTCGCGCCACAGCGCCTCGATGGTGCGCGCCGCCTCGCTCGCCCACTCGCGGTCGAGGCCGAGCGCCCGCCAGTCCGGCAGGGCCGACAGCGTCCAGCCGGCGCCGACGGCGGTGTCGAGCAGCTTCTGCAGGCCGCCCGAGACCCAGCCCTCGTTGCGCGCCATGTCGCGCGCCTTGGCCGCCAGCTCCTCGCGCTCCGGCAGCAGGTCGGCGTCGGCCGAGCCGCGCGACGCCATCCAGTCGGCCAGTTCCATGCCGCGCCGCTCGGCCGCCTGATAGGCCGCCAGCTTCTGCCGCTCCTGCGGCCCCGGCAGCGCCCGGCCGTCCGGCCCGTAGATCGTCACCTCGCCCGCCATGCCGCGCCCCCGCTCACGCCGAGAAGTAGATCGGCCGGCGGCCGCTCTTGAGGGCCATCTTCAGCTCGGCGATGCGCGCCTGCAGGCGCTGCCGGTCGCCCTCGAAGTTCGCGTAGCGGACCTCCCGGCCGTCCGGCAGGCGCACGCTGCTCACGGACTCCCCGCGCAGGATCTTGTCGTAGGCCGCCTGCAGCGCCGTCAGCTCGGCCTGCATCTCTGCTGCGGTCGCCATCGTGGCCTCCTAGCGGTTCAACTTGGCCAGCTTCGCGCCGGACCGGCGCGCGCTCTTGGCGGCGCGGGGCGCGCCACCGGTCACGCTGCGCAGAAGGTCGAGCTGGTCGGCCTCCACCGGCGCCCCGCGCTCGGCCGCCAGCGCCGCCCAGCGGTCGGGCGTGAGGGACGCCATGTTGATCGTCGGGTGATAGGCCGCCGAGAGCGCGTATACCGCGCAGTCCAGCGCCTCGTTGCGCTGCCGGACCTTGCGGAACTCGTGCTTCACGAGACCGTTGCGCTGCGGGATCTGCACCAGCACCTCGGCGGTGAGCTGGTCGAGCGCCTCCGAGAGGTCGTGTCCGCTCGTGGCGGTCGGCAGGTGCACGAAGCCGGTCGGCGCGCTCGGCGTCTCGGCGGACGGTGTCCAGTCGAGCTGCAGCGCGCCGAAGATCTCGCTCTTCAGCATGTGCGTGTCGACCTGCCAGACCTGGACCGTGCGCTTGTCCTGGGTTCCCTTCGGCGTGTAGCCGATACGCTTCGGCCGGCCGATCGGGAACCCCATGCGCGTCGAGCTGCCCTTGACGACCACGACGTTGTGCCGGCCGCGCGCGAAGTCGTAGACCCGCTCGGCCCGATAACCGGAGTCGATGGCCGTCAGTTCGATCCGGCGCACCTGCCCCTCGACGTCGGTCGGGAAGTCGCGCGCCAGCAGCTCGGCGAGCTTCGCCCAGACCGGCAGGTCGTTGGTGTCCCCGTCGAGCACGATGTGGTCGAGCTGCCACCGCGTCTTGCCGACGCCGAAGCCCCACAGCGAGATCTCCAGGCGGTCCGCCTGCACGTCGCAGCCGGCCGTGAGGAAGAGCGCCGCCGCCGGCACCGCCGAGGTCAGAGCCGGGCCGTGGCTTTCGAGGCTGAGGGCGCGCACACGCAGAGCGTCGGTCTTCGGCGCTTCGCCCTTGACCTGATAGGAGCGTCCGAGCCGCGTGTTCTCGAAGACCTTGAGCGCGGCCTCGTCGTTGCCCGCCGCCACGAACTCCTCGACCAGGATGTCCCACGTCGTGAAGGGACTGATGAGGCAGTCGAGGTGGTAGGAGTAGTAGCGCCCCTCCGGGTTGGTCGCGACCCAGCGTCCCTGTGCCACCATCGCCCGCTTGTCGGCGTGCTCGATCAGCGCATGGCAGTCGGCGCACTCGTAGGCGGCGTTGTGCGGCCAGGTCTCGCTGTAGCGCAGGTTCTCCCAGACCAGCGGCTGCTCGTGGCCGCAGTGCGGGCAGGGCACGTGCCAGAGGCGCCGGTCGCCGTTCTCGAAGAAGCGGTCGATCCGGGATTCGCCCTGGATGGTCGGCGTCGACCCGACCAGCCGCTTGAAGTTGCCGGACGCCTCGTAGCCGGACTGCCGCTTGAAGGCCAGCAGGAGCGGATCGCCCTGTCCCTCCAGGTCCGCGTCGTACTCGTCGACCTCGTCGGCGAGAAGATGCCGCACGGTGCGCGAGCGCAGGTCGGCGGCGGAGTTGGCGCCGGTCAGGACGATGGAGCCGCCGGGGAAGACCTTGCGCAGCGAGGTGCTGCCCCGCTCCGAGCGGGAGCGCTGCCCGGCGATCAGCCCCTTGAGCTTGGGCGAGGCGGCGATGGTGGCGCCGAGCTTGTCGCGCTCGAAGTCCTGCACCGCCTTGAAGGTCGGCATCAGGACCATGGCGTTGCCCGGGTCGAGTTCCGGGATCGAGAGAATCCAGTTCTGCCCGACCGCCGTGAAGCCGACCTGCGACGACTTCCGCACCGCGGTCATGGAGCCGGGATCGTCCGGGCCCTGGCGGTCGAGGATCTCGACCAGGTAGGGGGTCAGCTCGGCCGACCAGGTCTGGCCCGCGCGGTCGCCGTCCGGCTGGACGATGTGCTCTGCGGACCAGGCCGACGGGGCGACCGCCGGAGGCGCCGCGACGGCGGCCGCCAGCGCCAGGAAGACGATGCTACGAGTCGAGCGCATGGCCGTTCTCCTCGCCTTCCCCCTCGCGCGCCAGGCGCCCCAGCGCCTCCGCGATCCCGGTTCGCAGCTCGACGCCGAGCGCCTTGAGGCGGCGGCGCATCTCCTGCGGGTCGCCGATGCGCGCCAGCTCCTCGGCGTGCGCCTCCAGGCCGCGGATCTCCTGCACGACGGCGACGCCCGCAGCCGCCATCTCGCGCTCGACCTCGCCGCGGTCCCGCAGCCGATCCTGCTCCCGCATCAGCTTCAGGCGGGCGATCTCGGCGTCGATCTTGGCCTGCTCGGTTCGCGCCACGCGCAGACTGTCGGGCTCTTCGCCGTCCTTCGCGCGGGACTGCACGACCGCGTCGAGTTCCTCGCCCGCGGTCCGCTTCCCATCGGAACTCGCCGGCGAGGGGGCCGGCGCCGACCGCGCCTCGGTCGTCACGGCGTGGTCCTGCTGCGGGTCGCGCAGGTCCTGCCAGGCGTGCCAGGCGTCCGGCCAGACCAGCTTCTTGCCCTGCCGCACGGTCGCGGGCAGCCGATCCTTGGCGATGGCTTCGTTGACCGCCTGGCGCGACCGCTCGACCCGTCGGGCGAACTCCGCCTGCGAGATGATCTCGCGCTGGACCGGACGCGCGCCGGCGCTCGGCGCGGCCGTAGCCGTGTCGAAAAGCGTGCTCATGTCCGTGTCCGTCAGGCGAAGTGTCAGGCGAGCGCCCGAAAATGTCAGGCGTGTCAGGTGCTTTGAAACCCAGACAAACTGGCCGTTTTCCGCGCGCTTTTGCCCGCGCGCGGCGAGGGGCCGGAGAAGGACCCGCGGGAGGCCGCGCCGTCTCGGCTTGGGTTGCCGACGCCTGGAAGGGGCGCTCGGCGCAACCGACCAACGAAAAGCCCGCCGCGGCGGCGCCGGGCGGGCTTTGGCCGCAGCTAGCGACCTTGAACGGGAAGCTACTCCTACGTGACACGCGCCGTCAAGTGCCGGTCCGGTCCACCCTGACGCCGTACACCACCGTCGCCACGTCGAGCGCGACCAGCAACGCGCCCTTCACCGCGTGCACGCTGAGGGGCGACCCGCCGGCGCCTCCCGTCCGCGCGAACTCCGACAGGCTCATGCCCTCGGCGGCAATCCTCACCAGGCACGCGCCGCCGAGGGAGTGGAGGCCGCCGATCCCGCTCAGCACGTCCCACGCGCCCTGGCCCGCGCTGCGCGGCAGGTGCGCGTGCGCACCGGACCCTCCGTCGACGCGAAGCCGCGTCCAGTCGGCGGCCGGCACGGCCAAGGCCGCCTCCAGACGCTCGAAGTCCTCGCGGAACTCGAGGCCCGCGCGAAGCTGCACCTCGGTGATGGTCCCGCGGCGACGAAGATCGGTCAGGCTGTCCGTAGCCTTCATCGCCACGATCCGCCCGTCCGCCGTCCGGCCGGTATCGACGAAGGTGCCCTTCGCTGCACGTTCCTTCGTAGGACCGAGCCCTACGCGCTTGTTTATCTTGCCCATCTGCTTCACTCCCGCTCGCTGATCGCCAGAGACCAATCGCCGATCCGGAGGGTTTGGAGGGTTCTGGAGGGTTGGTCTCAAACCCTCCAGCCGCCGCAACCTCCTGTCTTTCAATGCCTTTTTCTCTTTCCCCCTTCTTCTTGGAGGGTTGGAGAGTTGAAAGGGTCGGGTGCACGTGAAGGAAATTCCGGACAGACTTTCCCTCTGTGCGCGCCGCGCGCCCCGAACCCTCCAGACCCTCCAGGCGCGCCTAGACGCGCATGAATTTCAACGGCTTAGCGCCGCTGGAGGGTTTGCGATCAACCCTCCAGAACCCTCCAAACCCTCCGGATTTCGCGAACCCGTCGCGAACGCCCCGCCGCCCCGCGGCCGCCAGGGAGGACGCCAGTCCTTGCCGCCGGCGCCGCCGGTCTTGCTCTCAAGGGGAGGGTCGGCGGCCTCCAGCCCTCCAGGCGCCGCCCGGCCGGGCCGCAGCGCGAAGCGCGCCTCGGCCGCGGCCGCACAGTCCGGGCAGGCATCGAGCGCCCCGCACCACCGCTGCACGAAGCCTTCGCCGAGGCAATGCGGGCACGCCCGTGCAGGCTGTTCAGCGGGAGGGGTCGGCGGCCTCCAAGCCTCCAGCGCATGGCCTCGTGCGCTCATGGTCCCTCCCCCTCTCCGAAGTGCTCGCGCTTCTCGATGCGCACGATGGCCTCGGGCTCCAGCTCGATGCCCGTGTAGACCATGACGCCCTGCTTCTCGCGCTCGATGCCCTCGATCTCGGGCATGCGCTTGCCGAAGCGGGTCTCGCTCACCGGCTCCCGCGCGTTGTCCTGGCACCAGAGCTGATAGGCCTGGTAGAGGCGCCGGGCGGTCACCGTCGCCTCCGGCCGGAGCATCACCCAGCCGCTCTCGAGGAAGTCGGCCAGCGGGTCGCCCTCGGCGCGATAGGCGTCGGTCGCCGCGCGCACCCGGTCCGGCGGCGACAGGCCGCGCTCGACGTAGTCGCGGAAGCCGTCCAGCAGCCAATGCCAGATCCCCGCCCCCTCCTCGGCCAGCAGCGTCTTCTCCAGATGCTTCACCTGCCGCTCCTCGGGCACGATCGTCTCCCACGGCACCATCAGGATGCGCCGCCAGGTGCCGTGGTCCTGCGCCACGATCTTCGGCTTGTTGTTGAAGGAGAGGATCAGCTTGTGGGTCGCGACGAACTCGAAGGGGTCGCTGTAGAGGCCGCGCACCAGCACCGGCTCGCCGCCCGTGTGCATCTTGATCACGTCCTCCGCCAGCTTCAGCCCGATCTTCGGCTCGCTCGCGATGACCGCCCGGCTGCCGGGCAGGCGCGCGATCTCCGGCTGCGGCTGCCCGCCCCGCGCCCCGATGGTGAACCCCAAAGAGTCGAAGGGCAGCGTGCGCGCGTACTCGCCCAACAGGCCGTGCAGCAGGTTGACGAAGGTCGACTTGCCGTTGGCGCCCTCGCCGTGAAAGCAGACGATCTTCTGCTCGCCGGTCAGGCCGGTCAGGCAGTAGCCCGCCCAGCGCTGCAGGAAGGCGCGGATCGCCGGGTCGGGCTGCACCTCGTCCAGGTAGGCGGCGAAGCGCGGGGCCAGCTCCCGCCAGCGCCCGAGCGGGCCGCCCTCCCCGGCGGCGTCGAGCGGCGGGCCGGAGCCGGCCAGGTAGGTCAGGCGCAGGCCGCGGGCGTGCGGCAGCAGTTGCACGAAGGGCTCGCCGGGCTCTTCGCCCAAGGTCTCCCGACCGCCGATCGTCCCGCGCCAGCCTAGCCGCAGGACGCCGCTCGGCGTGTTGACCAGCAGCGGGTCGCGGTCCAGCGCGTCGCGCGAGACGGCCAGCGCCGGCGCCGCCGCCGCCACCATGCCGGACAGGCGCGCCGACATGCCGGAGGAGATCGCCCAGGCCTTGTGGTTGCCGACCCGGCGTTTCCAGGCGGCGTGCAGCTCCTTGGCATCCGTCTTCGTGTGCCCCTGGGCGACCAGCTCGGCGACGTCCGGCTCCGGGTCCGCCTTGGCGAGCGCGTCGTACTCGCCGTGGATCGCCTCGGCCGTGCGCGCGGCGTAGTCCCGCATGCGGGCCCAAGCCCCCTCCTCCGCCCAGCGGCGGCCGTCCCACACGCGCCAGCCGTGGCCCTTGCCGCCCGGGTCGTACTCTTCGTTGACGACCAGCACGTCGTCGCCGAAGCGCGCGACCAGGCGCCGCCCGTTGCCCAGGTCGTTCCGGTCCAGCCCCGCCAGCTCCAGGTCGGACGGCGGCGGCGCCTCGGCTTCCTTCAGGTGGACGACGTTGTCACCGTCGCTTTCCACTGGCACCCCCATGCTCTAGGCGTCTCCCCCGACGTCGGTCCGCGGCGCGGACGCTCGACCGCGCCCGGGTTCCGGCGCGCGGGCCGCCACGCAGATGCGAGATCTGTGCTTAGTCATGGCAGCCCCCGAACCCGGTCTCGCAGTACATGCCCGCGCCTTCGTCGAAGACCCAATCGGCCTGCTGCTCTGCGTGCGCGATGAGCGCTGACCAGGACATGCGGCGGTCGAAGCGCGCGTAGCCGTTGGGCGTTTCTGCCCCGATCTCTTGTTCAAAGCCGTCCCACCACGCGGCGCGTTGCGGGTAGTAGCGCGCCAGGAATGCGCGAACCCTTTCCGATCGCAGGAAACAGCCGTCGCAGTTGCCGAGCGGGGTCGAGCCGTTGACGTTCGGGAGATTGAGATCGAAGGGCTGGGCGGACCACCAGGCCCCCACATCCCGCTTCGACACGCCCGCGTCGATCAGCGGCCAGAAGCAGGTGTGGGTCGGATCGGCTGTCGCCTTTGCGCGGCGTCTTTCATCCGCTCGAATGCCGATCGCCGCGGACCAATGCTGGTAGCCTCGATCAAGCAACCAGCGCTTCGCCGGGATGACCTTCAGTTCCTGCGTGCAAAATCGAGCCTGCTGGTTGGGGAGGAACTTCCGTTTGCGGATCAGCGCGGCGAAGGGCTCGCCGTTGCGGCTGGCCGAGTTGTGGCTGACAACCTCGTATCCGCTCGCCACCTCGGCTTTGTCCCGGTACTCGATCCAGACGATCCGCACACCCCAGCGGGTCCCGCACTCCTGCACGAAATCGAGCGTCTCCGGCATTTCGCGGCCGGTATTCTGGAACAGGACGTGGCAGTCGGGCGGAAGTTGACCGTCGTGCGCATCCAGGATGTGCCGGAGCATGTAGGCGGAGGTGCGCCCACCCGAGAACTGGATGGCGACGGGGCCATCAGGAAGCGCATACGGCGAAGCCACTTCGCCGGCAAACGAGTCGACGATCAGTTCGCGCACGCGGCACCTCCCGGCGCCGGCCGGCGCGCGTAGAAAATTAGCGGATTGCAAAGTTTTTCCTTGCGTCGAATATAGCAAATAGCTATATTCAAGGCATGACGCAGATCGCTTTCACCCCCGCCGCCGCCAAGCAACTGCGCAAGCTGCCGCGTCAGGTCGCGCAGGCGATCCTCGCCAAGCTCGACCAGCTCGCCGCAGACCCGCAGTCCCTGGCGACCCAGGTGAAGGCGCTGCAGAACAGCGATCCGAAGCTCTACCGGCTGCGCGTCGGCGACTACCGGGTCGTCTATGCCCAAGAGGGCGACACGCTCCGCGTCGCCAAGGTGGCGCACCGGCGCGAGGTCTACCGCTAGGCCAGCGCCGGCCCCATATCCCGAGTTAGCGGAGAGCGAAGACGGAAGATGACCACCATGGCCCCGAAGAACGCGCCTCAGAAGTACGCGCCCCGCAAGACCGCCCCCCCGAAGACCGCGCCCCGCAAGGCCGGCCTGCCCGACCCGAGCGGCGTCCTGACCCTCGACCTGGGCGAGGGGCCGCGCGCCTACGCGCTCTTCGCCCTCGACGAGCTGCCCGCACGCCTGCGCAACCGCCTGGCGCACGCCGCCCCTGCGGCCGGCGCCCCCCATGACGACGACGCCGAGGCCGATGCCCAGGCCGCCGCCCAGGATGTCCGGGACGCCCGCGCCGCGCTCGCCGCGCCGCGCGAGGCGGACTTGCCGGCCGAGGTCATGGCCCGCCTGGTCGCCGGCGAGTCGCCCCTGGCGGTCCTGCCTCCGGCGCGCGACATGACCCAGAAGGATCTGGCGGCGCGCGCCGGCCTCTCCCAGGCCTACGTCTCCCAGCTCGCCGCCGGCACCCGAAAGGGCAGCCTGGACGCCTGGCGCGCCCTGGCCGAGGCCCTGCAGGTCGACCTGGAGCTGCTGCTGCCCGACGTCGCCTAAACCGGTCGCGCGTAACGGCCGTCGACACTCGCGACCGCCTCGGGCAGACTTCCCGTCATGCGCGCATTGATTGCAGTCCTCGCCGTGGTCGGCGCTTTCGGGCTCGCTCCGCCAGCGACCGCCAAGACGCTGAAGCCGGATCAGCTCCTCGACCTGCCGGTCGTCGAAGGCCGCGCCGTGGCGTGGGATGGCGACACGCTGTGGCTCGAGGTCACCGAGCCGGCCGACCTCGCCGGCGGCGGCATCCGGGTCAGGCTCTGGGGTATCTCCGCACCCGAGATGCGCGACGCGAGCGAAGGCTGGCCCTCGCGCATGGCGCTCGACCTGGCACTCGGCTTCGAGCCGGGCGCAGAGCTGCCAACGATCCGCTGCGCGCCGCGCGACAAGCACAAGAGCCGCCTGGTCGCCGTGTGTCGCACCCTCGCCGGGGCCGATCTCGCCCTGGCCGTCGTCGCGGCCGGCCTGGCCAGCGAATACCGGACCTTCACCCGAGACCCGCGCGACGGAGACCAGAGCCTCGCCGCGACCTACGCCGCCGCCGAACGCGAGGCCTATGACGCGCGCCGCGGCATATGGGCTAGCACCGGAACAGGTTGGCCCGGCTTCGGGGCGCTTCTTCCCAGCACGCGGGCGGAGACCTGGGCGGCCGTGCAGGCGGTGTTTTCCATCCTGGCCATCGCCATCGCGGCCGGCATCCCGACGTGGCACCATTTCCACGGGCACGCCAAACAGAAACGGCAACGCTTCGAGACCGCCCAGCGCGCCATGCGGGATGTCGCGAACGACTGGCAAAGAATGGCCAATCGACTTCGGAATAGTGAGGGACGACCTGACGAAGTTTCCGAAATTCTTGCGGCCAACGCGGGAAACCCGAGCGAAGCTGGGCTTCAGCGGGCCGAAAGTCGCATCAGCACAATGTACACACCGATCATAGAACAACTGAGACTGTGCACGACGCCGGATCTGGCAAAGTTGACCCTGGAAGACCACGTGGCCAAGAGCCTGCAGAGTGCGCGCGAAGAGAGCCAGAGAGGCATCAAACGAGCACAAGACGCCAAGGCGATGGTCAGGAACGCGATACGCGCCAACGGGCGGAACCAAGCACCAGTCTCGGCCGATGAGGTCGATGAGCGCCTTCGTGACGCCGTTGGCCACTACCGATCCGCTGCTGGGCACATAGACCACGCGCTGCGCGAATTGCAGCTCACCTGATGAAGATCTGCCGGCCACCAGCCGGTACGGCCCACCGCTCATGCGGCGCCTCCCAGCCAGTTGAAGAAGACGCCGCGGCGGGCCCAGGCGGCCGGGTTGAACCACAGCACCTCGGTACGGGCCGACGCGCCGTCCGCAAAGGCGGAGAGCTCCAGCCGGGGCCAAGCGTGGAAAAGCCGGTCGTAGAGCGCCGAGCGGTAGCCGGACAATGCGACCATGCCCTCGCACTCGCGCAGCACGGACGCCAGTCGCTCGTGGTCGGCATCGCTCAGCTCGTGCCTGTAGCCCTTTCGGCAATACGGGTTGCCGACAGCACCGCCGGGAGCGCCGCCATTGCGCGTCTCGTGCACGTAGGGCGGATCGACGTAGAAGAGGGTTTCGGGTCCGTCTTCGCGGCGGATCAGCGCCGATGCATCCATTTCCTCGATGCAGACCCCCTGGAGGCGCGCCGAGAGCGCGGCGAGGCGGTCCGGGTAGGCGGCCCAAGATCGCGTGCTGTCGACCGAGGTTCTGCGGTTTCCGCTGCGAAAGCCGGTCTTGCTGAACACCCCCCCCGAGCCGTAGCCCTGAAAGCTCCGCACAACGAGCCGTCGCGCCCGCTCCAGTCGCGCGTCCGGCCCGGTGCCTTCGACCGACTCGTACGCCGCCAGGAACTCCGCGCGGGCGTAGGGGGTCAGACGCAGCAGCCGCTCCAGCTCCGCTGCAAGAAGCGGGTCACGCAGCACCCGGAAGAAGTCGACCACCTCCCCATCGAGGTCGTTGAAGACTTCGCGATAGGGCGCCGGTGTCTTCGCCAACAGCACCGAGGCGCCGCCGCCGAAGGGCTCGACATAGACACGATGCTCGGGCAACTCGGCAATGATGCGCGGCGCCAGAGCCGCCTTCCCGCCATAGTACCGAAGGGCCGACTTGAGCCTGCTCACGCCGCCTCCTCGGCGCCGGCGGCGCCTTCCAAGCCCGGCGACCAGGGCGTCACGCGCTCGCCGCGCTTCCGCACGTAGGCGCGCCGACAGTGCGCGGCGCAGTAGGGCTTGTCGCCGTGCCGAGGTTGTCCGCAGACGACGAGGTTGCCGGCGGCATCGCGCGACGGCCCGCCGTCCATGTCCGCCGGCCAGAGGCACGGGGCGCCCGGCCGCTTCGGCTCGCGCGCGACCTCCATTGGACGGAAGGTCTTGGGCGGCCTGCGGTTGCTCTTGGCCGCCTTCTTGCGCGCCCGCGCGGCCTTCGTCTCGGCGCTGACGGGCGCCGCGATCGGCCAGTCCCGGCCTGTCAGGCCGAGGCGATGCGCCTTGCCGACCACCGCATTCTTCGACTTGCCGACGATCAGCCCGATCGAGGCCGCGCTGGTGCCGCGCCCCCAATAGAAGCGCAGGTTCTCGATCTGCTCCGGCGTCCAGCTCATGCGGCAGCCTGCCCCTCCGCCGCTGCGTCGCGCTCCGCGCGCACATTCGGGCCAGCGCGCTCCGCGCCCTCCAGCCAGTCGGACAGCTCGGCCGCCGCCCGCCGGGCGGCGACATAGGCGGCGTCCGCGCCGGGCCGCCCCTCCGTCCGGTCCGCCAGCTCCAGCAGCTCGGCCAGCGCCATCAGGCCGCAGCGTCGCAGCCGCTCCGCCTCGGTCTCCGGCCGCGCCTTCGGCGGCCCGCTCGCCTTGGCCGCCATCAGACGAAGCTCCCCTGCCCGGCCACCTCGCCCTGCCGGCTCTCGTTCGCCAGCCAGTCTTCGAGGCCGTCCCAGCCGGGCCACGCCAGCAGCGTGACCTCGGTCGCCAGCGGGTCGTCCGCATCGCAGGTCTGGTAGACGGCCAGCTCGGCGTCCCACCCGTCCGGGATCTTGTGCGGGTCCGCCGGATCGATCCGCCGCCGGTCGCCCTCCCTGTCGCTTCGGGCCGCGCTGTCCGGCCAGTCCTGCGGCAGCAGCGCCAGGCACTTCCAGGACCGGCGCACCACGGCATTCTCGGTCAGCCAGCGGCGGACCAGGGACTCGGCCGCCTCCGGATCGTCGGGCAGCCCTTCGATCGCCTGCGGCCCGCCGTCGAGTTCGCCGACCGCCATCACCTCGCTCAGTTCCTCCCACCCGGCGAAAAGCGGGATCAGGCCGGAGGCGGGCACCTCCGGCTCGGTCGCCTCCTCCAACAGGTTTCGGTCCGACATCGTCGGGTCCTCCGTCTCGGGCTCCGGGGTCACAGCTCCAGGCTCCGCTGCCCGAAGGCGGGCTGCGCCTGGAGGCGCAGGAAGGCGCTGCAGGCCGCGGCCGTCTCGTGCCAGCGCGAGGAGTCGCGGCCGGCCGCCACCGCCTGGACCACGGCGGCCCGGCGCTGCAGGTCGAGCGCCCGGAAGTGCTCCGGGCAGAACATCCACGCGGCGCGCACGCGCGCCCGGCAGCCCTCGTGCGCGCAGGCGTGAACCTCCACGGGCGCGGACGTGCGGCGGGAGAGCGGCAGGCGGCTCACGCGGCATCCTCCCCGGACTTTCCAGCACCGCCGGCACCGAAGAGCCGCTCGATCCGCAGCCGGTCGGCTTCCTCCCGGGTCGTCTCCGCCGGGGCGCAGTAGATCGGGGGCCGAAAGGCGTCGAAGCGGTCGAGCTGGTTGCCCCAGGTGTCCGCGTCGGTCCGGCGGCGGCGCGCGAACAGCTCGACGCAGGGGCCAGCGACCAGGGCGGCGAAGCGCGCCGCCGCTTCGTCGGGCTTCTGACTGTGCGCGCGGCGCGGGGCGAAGAGCAGCTCGTCGACGTTGGTCGCCCCCGCCCGCCGCGCGGGCTTGCCGCGGGTCGCCAGCAAGGCCCATTCGGGATTGCCGCGCGACCAGTAGCCGAGGCCCTTGAAGACGTGCTCGGGCCGCAGCCCGAAAAGGTCGCTCGTGGTCAGGCGCTTCTGGGTCTTCACCCAGGTCAGCCCCGTCGTGCGGTAGCTGAAGCCCCAGGCGCGGATGACCTCGAAGGCCTGCTCCAGGAAGACGCGCGTGGTCCAGAGCAGCAGCACGGAGTCCGGTGCGGCCAGGTCCGCGACCGGCAAGGCCTTGATGTCGTCGAGCCCCATGACGTCGTAGTGCTGCGACGCGCCGCGCCCCTCGCCGCGATGCGACCAGGTCGCGAAGCGCCAGGGCACATCGGCCTCGATGCGCCGGTAGTGCCCGCGCTTCAGCCCGGCGAAGGGGCCGGCGTCGATGATCTCGACCTCGCTCAAGCGCCGCCCTCCGGGCCGGGCGCCTCCAGCATCGCCGCCAGTTCCGGCACGCCGGTCTCGCGGGCGAGGTCCCGCAGGACGCGCTCCAGCTCCAGCACGGGCAGCGACATGAAGGTCTCGAGCCGTGCCCGGCGCCTGTGGCGCAGCTCGCACTCGACCGCTTGCGCGGCCGAGGCCCGCTCGGCCAGCACCACGGCGGTGCCGGCCTCCAGGACCCGCTGCAAGGCGTCGAGCGACGGCCCGTGCCGCACCGAGAGATTGTGGCTCTGCACCGGGCGCCGGGTGTCCGCGTCGCGGACCAGCGGCACGTCCGGGTGCTCGAAGCGCCCGCGCTTGGCTCGCGTCTCGACCCAGCTCATGCCGCCGACTCCGCAACGGTGCGGCGCGCCCGGTGCAGCCGGCCGCGCACCGCCAGGTCGCTGCGCCCGAGCGCGGCGCCGATGTCCGGCGAGGCGACGCCGTGCGCGGCGAGCATCTGCGCCGCCTCCAGCTCCGCCTCCGACCAGTCGGCCCGGCGCAGCGGTGAAACGCTTTCACGTGAAACCGCGCTTTTCGAGGGGCCGTGCGCGCGCACCCGCTCGCACGCGAGCCGCCAGAGCGTGGCCGCCGGCTCGAGGGTGTAGGGGTTCTCGACCGGGGTGCCGCGGCGCGCGGCCAGACCGGCGATCTCGCCGAGCCGCACCGCCATGCGATGCGGCGAGAGGTTCATCCCGTGCAGTCTCGCGGTCATGCCGCCGCTCCTTCGCTTTCGGTTTTCGTGCGCCCGGCAAGCCAGGCATCGGCCGCGTCCATGCCCTCGGGCACCGGCCAGACCACGACCTGACGGCCCTCCGCCCGGCGCAGCCGGCGTTCCCGTTCCTGCAGCGCGCCCATGTGGTGCATGTCCTTGCCGTCCCGGTCCGGCACCTGGACGAAGACGCCGGCCCGCTCCGGCCCCGGCAGCCACGCCGAGCGGCCGGCAGCCGCCAGGTCGGGCTCGACCGGCGGCAGGCGCAGCGGCCGGCCTTTCTCGGTCCGCAGCCCCTCGGGATGGCGCGCACCGACGAGCGCCCGGCCCTCCGCGTCCTGCGTGGCGGCCGGGCCGCTGAGGTTGGTCAGGGAGATGCCCGCCCAGACGGCGAGCGTCGGGTCCGTCGCGCGCACGGCCAGCGCGCTCTCGATCCCCTCGGCCAGCGCCAGGCGCCCGCCGTCCGACGCGCCGGGCGCCGGCGGCGGCGTCAGGCGGATCGTCCCGCCGGCCGCCGTGCCGTAGACCTTCTTGGTCGGCGCGACGCTGCCGTCCTGCAGCGGCAGGCGCAGCCGCCCCCAGCGGTCCGCCCAGCCGCGCGCGCGGTCCTCCTCGGTCGCGAGGTAGGTGACGTGCAGCCCGGCGAAGGGGCCGCGCGGATCTTCGCCGGCGCCCGCCCTGGCGCCGCTCGCGCCCCCGTCGTCGAAGACCACGCCCGCGTCGCCGGGCACCCGGAAGCCGGGGCCGGAGATCACGGCGACCAACGCCGGCCGGAGGATCTCGGAGCGCCCGCCCAACTCCAGCTCGCGCGGCGGCCCGGCGTCGCGCAGGGCGTGGAGGCTGTAGGGGAAGGCCGGGTGGTGGCGCAGGGGGCGCGGCAGTCCGTTCGAAGTCGGACAGCGCAGCAACTCCGCCACGCCCAGCGGGTCGCAGCCCAGCCGGGCGGCCAGGTAGAGCAGCGCCTGGGTCGGCACCGGCTCGCCCTTGACGCCGGCCAGCAGCGGCCGGGTTTCCTGCGCTAGGCTGTAGGCCCAGCGGGTCTTGTCGCGCCGCCGCGCCGCGGCCCGGCGGTCCTCCGCCGCCTCGCGCCGGCGCCAGCGCGCCGCCGCCTCGGCTTCGCGCCGCGCCTTGGCCCGCTGCGCCTCCGGGTCGCGCGCCGCGACGTCGAGCCCCGCCTCGATCTCGCACCAGGTCAGGGCCTCGGCGAAGGGCACGCCCAGCACGAGCTGCACGAAGCGGATCAGGTCGCCGCCGGCGCCGGAGGAGAAGTCCTTGAAGAAGCCGCGGCCGGGCACGAGCGTGCAGCTTGGCGTCCGCTCTGCCTTGAAGGGGCTCAGCCCGACCCACTCGCGCCCGCGCCGCTTCCAGCCGGACTGGCCGCACAGCTTGCCCGCCACCGCGACCAGGTCCAGGCGTCCCTTCACGGCGTCGATCCGCCGCCGCAGACCCTCGCGGTCCGAAATGGGAGTCGCAGCCATCGCCTCAGCCCTCCCCTATGCCCTGGGCGCCAGGCCGAGAGCGCGGCGACGGGCCGCCTCGGACATGCGCGACCAGTCGACCTTGGCGCCGGCGCCGTGGCTGGACAGCAGGTCGAAGCTGCGGGCGTCGGCGACGCGGCGCTCTTCGGCCGCCTCCGCCAGCGCAAGCTCGCGCGCACGGCGCCGCTCTTCGTCCTGCCGCGCCGCCCGGATCTCGGCCTGGCGCGCCGCCTCGGCCGCCTGCCGGGCGACCAGATCCCCGGCCGTGGGCACGTTCAGGCGGTCCAACTCGCGGTGCAGCGCCTCGATGCGCGCGAGGACGGGCTCCAGACGCGCCGCCGCCACCTCCCGCCTGCGCACGCAGTGTAGCTTCCAGTCGGGCATATCCAGGCGTCCGCCCAGGTCCGACCAGGTGTCGCCCCAGGCCTCCGCCGCACGCAGCTTGGCCTCCTCCAGCCGCTGCGCCGCGCGCGCCTGCAGGTCCGCTGCGGCCGCGTTCTGCCGGCCGCCCGTCATTGCCCGGCCACCGCGCGCAGGTCGCCGGCCCGGCCGGCCGACAGGCCGTCCTTCAGCGCCGCGGCCCGCTCCGTCAGGTCGTCCAGTTCGCGCAGCAGCCGCGTGCGCTCGGCGGCGGAGATGCGGCCGTCCTCCACCGCGACGCTCGCCACGGCCGCCACGTCGCCCAGCTCCCGGGTCAGACGCAGCACCGCATCGGGCAGCTCCGCCGCGGCGATCGGCACGACGTCGCCGCGCCCCTCCGACAATTCGCCGAGCGCCGCGGCGACGAGCGAGACGCCGGCCGCGTCCTCCAGCTCCGCCACGTGGCGCAGGCTCAGCCACTTGTCGGGATAGGTCGCCGCGGTGGCCGTGCTGACGTGCGGCTCCGAGACGCCCAGGATCGCCGCGGCCTCCTTGCCGCCGCCGACCGCCTCGACGAGACGGCGGCTGGCGGCCTTGAGGCGCAGCAGGGCCTGGGCGCTCAGGCGGGACGGCTTGCAGCTCATGGCGCGCTAATCCTCCGGGCTGTGGTTTGCTTGCCCCGCCGGCGCGGCGCGGCGACGATGCCGGCATGGACACGCCGCCCCGCCTCGCCACTCGCGCCGGCCGCCGGACGCCCCGCTCGGCGCTCCGCCCACCGGCCAACCAGAACGACCCCTGCCTCGGCGCTCACGCGACGGCCTCCTCGGCATCGACCTCTTCGTCGAGGTCGGCGGTCGCCGGTTCGTCCGCGGGGTCGTCTGCGGGATCGTCGAAGAGATCGGCGGGGTTCAGCGCGATCCCTTCCCGCTGCGCGGCAGCCAGCACCTGCTGCTGCTGCCGGGCCGGGATGATGCCCCGCTGCTTCCAGCCCTGGACGGTCGTCGGATGACGGTGCCCCAGGGCCCGCGCCAGGGCGGAGAGCCCGCCGAAGCGCTCGATGATGCGTTCCACGGCTGTCATGGCCGGAGACGCTATACGCGATTAGCGTATGTCGTCAACGCAGAAAACGTATGGCCGCGATGCTTAGCTGTCTCCATGACCGACGAGCCCGTCACGGAGCGGCTGAAGAGCCTGCGCCTGCACGCCAACCTCTCGATGGACGAGCTGGCGCGCGAGCTGGGCTACAAGGGCGCCTCGAGCTATCAGCGCTACGAGGACCGCGGGACCTTCAAGAAGAACTACCTGCCCCTCGACCTCACGCAGCGGCTGGAACAGGTTCTCGTGGGGCGCGGCGATCCGCCGATCACCTCGCCCCAAGTGCTCGCCCTGTCGGGACTCGGCCGTCCGGACGCCGCGCCGCCGGCGGCCGGGGACGCAGACGGCGAGACCGGGCCTCCGATGCGCGAGGCCGCCGCCTTCTCCGGGTTGGCGACGACGGCGAGCATCAAGGAAATGGACGTGCGGGCCGGCGCCGGGAACCCGCAGCTTCTGGAGGCCGAGGACGACGGAACGATTGCCGAATGGGCGATCCCCCAGCTCGTCCTGAAGAACCGCACCCAGGCGCCCGCCCAGCAGATTCGGGTCATCACGGTCAGCGGCGATTCGATGGAGCCGGACCTCCAGTCCGGCCAGCGCGTCTTCGTCGACCTGACGGACCGCCTGCCCTCGCCGCCCGGCATCTTCGTGCTGTGGGACGGCTTCGGGATCACGATCAAGCAGCTCGAGGTCATCCCCTACTCCGACCCGCCGATGGTCCGGATCAAGAGCCGCAACCCACACTACGAGACCATCGAGGTCGCCGCGCAGGAGGTCACGATCCACGGCCGCGTGATCGGCAAGCTGCAATGGACCTAGCGGGAATATTCTCGGTTTACGTTTTTCGCGTTTGACATACGCTTTTTGCGTATCATAACGTTCCCCCGTCGCCTGATGGTCAGGCGGCCGGGGCGGCGCTAGCCCAGGGGGCATCCCCGGCGACGCACCCCGTCACGCGAGGCCGTGAACCGCCGGGCGGGCGATCTCCATCCCTGTCGACTTGCCCTCGCAGGCGTCGCCCGCCCGGCACACGGCTCCCGACGCGGAGCTCCCCATGCCTGACAGCGCCCCCCTGACCGGCCGCAAGGCCAAGCGCCAGTCCTCCGCCGAGCGCACCGCCAGCGTCACGCTCCCCGCCAAGGATCTGGCCGCCGCCCTGGAGCGGGCGGTCCTGCCGATCGAGCGGCGGCACACCATCCCGGCGCTCGGATGCGCGCGGCTGCGCAGCCTCGGCCGAGACACCCTGCTGGTCACCGGTACGGACATGGACTGCTGCCTGACCGCCGCCGCGGAGGCGGAGGTCGCGGGCACGCTCGACGTGCTGCTGCCGCAGCCGGCCGCCATCGCCACGGCCCTGCGCCAAGAGGCCGACGCCCCGGTGCGGCTCGCCTTCGGCGGCGAAGAGGGCGACACCCCGACCGGCGAGCTGACCGTCGAGTCCGGGGATCTGACCGTGTCGCTCTCCGGCGTGCTGCCGGGCGCCGACATGCCGGTGCTGGAGACGCAGGGCGAGGAGACCTGGTCCGCCGGCTTCACGCCCGAGATCCTGGCGCAGCTCCAGCGCGTGGCCCGCGCCGTCTCGCACGAGGAGACCCGCTACTACCTGAACGGCGTTCTGCTGGAGTGGCACCAGGACCATGGGGACTGGGCCTACCGCCTGGTCGCCACCGACGGGCACCGGCTCTACAAGGCGGACGTCGACCTGCCCGACGTCGAGGGCAAGCCGCCGCGCGACGATCACGGCTGCCGCTGCATCCTGCCGGAGAAGGCGGTGCGCCTGCTGCACAAGCTGCACGCCGGCACGGAGGCCGTCTCGGTCGCCCTGGTGCCGAGCCGCCGCGCCAACGCCGAGACCATGCCCGAGGCCCTGGGCGCGTCCGACCTGCTGCTGCGGGTGCGCACCGGTGCCGCCGCCGGACGGCCCGGCACCGAGCTGGTCTGCAAGCTGATCGACGGCAGGTTTCCCGACTGGGCGCGGGTCGTGCCGAAGGACGCCACCGTGCGCTACACGATCTCCCGCGGCGATCTGCAGCGCGCCCTGACGGCGGTCATGGCCGGCGCCACGGCCAAACGCGCGGGCGCCAACACCGCCCTGGAGCTGCGCTACGACGCCAAACCGTCATCGAGTGGCCTGCTGATCAAGCGCCAGTGGGCCGACTTCGGCGGCGCGGTGCAGAAGCGGGTCCCTTGCCGGTTCGATTGGAACTCGCCCGGAGGCCGGGACCAGAGTGCCCCGCCGCCACTCGGCCTCAACGGGCGCTACCTGCGCGACGCGCTCGACGTCTTCGGGCCCGTCGAGGATCTGACGCTCCTGCTGTCCGACCTGAGCGCCACCTACGCCATCGGTCCGGTGCGCCTGGTCAGCGACCAGGACCCCGCCTTCCTGGCGCTCGTCATGCCGATGCGGGTCTGAGGAGGTCGCGATGAAGCCGAAGAAGCGGTTCCTGACCGAGGCCACACCCGAGCGCTTGGCGCAGTGGGCGGCCTATTGGGATGCCCAGGCTGCCGCCGCACCGACCGCCAGCATGCGCGACCATGCCGAGCAGCACGCGGCGACCTCCGGCCGCGGCAAGAGCTGAGGAGGCGACCATGCCCACTGGCCTCGACCTCGAATATCTGATCCGGACCGGAGCCCTGTCGCTCGACGGTCGTCGGCGACGCCGCGGATCGACGCTTCGGGCGCAGGTGAAGGCAACAGCTTTCCTGGCGGTGGCGCTGCTCCTCGCCTTCGCCAGCGCCTATGCTCTCGATCGCGCGGGCTTCTAGTCTCAGGAGAGCACTGGCTATGGCACACGACACTGGCCCAAGCGACGACCACGGTTGCGAGCCGGAGATCTCGCTGCAGGATCTCTCCGACGAAGCCCGCAACGCCATTCTGAATCTGGCAAGGGCGCTCGGCAGGCAGTTGGCGCGGCAGCACCACGCCGCCGAAGAGGAGGCCAAGCTGTCGCAGACGGACACCGGGAGCAGGCCCGGCTGACCATGCCTCGCGCTGCCGCCGAAATCGTCGACCTGCAAAGCGCCGAGCCGCGGCGGCCGGTCCTCCCGTCGGCGCTGCCGCCGCGCGGCCTCAACCGCGTGCAGGCGTCGGCCTATGTGGGAATCAGCCCGAACACCTTCGACCGGCTGGTCGCCGAGGGGCGCATGCCGCGCGCCAAGAGGATCTTCGGCCGCAAGGTGTGGGACCGTCTGGCGCTTGACGAGGCCTTCGCGGCATTGCCTGATGACGTCAGCCGGGACGGCCTCGAGGGATCGGGGCCGAACCCCTGGGATGACTAGCGCGGAGGACGGCGTGGCCCGTCCGGTCCAGCTCAAGTACCTGCTGCAGGACGTCGATCGGCACGGCAATCCCCGAATCTACCTCCGTCGGCACGGCATCGGGCGGGTCCGCCTGCACGCCGACCCCGGCACGCCGGCCTTCATCGACGAGTACCGGGCCGCCTGGGTCAAGCTGGAGCGGCGCGCAGCCGCACAAGCCGCCGACGCGGAACGAGACGACGCGGGCGAGGTCGCAGCGGCACAGGGGCCCGCCCCGGCCGGGTCGCTGGCCTGGCTGATCGGGCGCTATCTTGCCTCAAGCCGCTTCGCAGGGCTGCACGACAGCACCCGCCGTGTGCGCCGGCAGATCCTCGACCGAGTGCGGACGCAGCCGAAAGCGCGCCTGCCCTTCGCTTTGATGGAGCCGCGCCACGTCGCCGCCTTCCGCGACGCGCGCGCCGAGGCGCCGGAGGCGGCCAACGCCGTGGTCAAGGCCCTGCGCCAGGTCTTCCGCTGGGCCGTTGATCCGGAGGTCGGGCTCGCCGAGCGCAACCCCGCGGCGGCCGTCGCCTACCTGCGCGGGGCCGGCGAGGGCTTCCACACCTGGACGCTTGACGAGGTCGCCGCCTACTGCCGGCGCCACCCGGCGGGCAGCAAGCCGCGCTTGGCGCTCGCCCTCCTGCTGTTCACCGGCGCGCGCAAGTCGGACGTAGTGCGCCTCGGCCGCCAGAACCTGCGCAGCGAGGCCGGCGCCCTGTGGCTGCGCTACGACGTCGCCAAGGGCGCCGGCCGGCGGCGCGCCCCGAAGGTGGTGGAGATCCCCGTGCTGCCGCAGCTCGCCGCCGAGATCGCCGCCGCCCAGGACGCCGCCGGCGGTATCGCCGGGCAACTCACCTTCCTGCAGACCGCCTTCGGCAAGCCCTACACGGCGGCCGGGTTCGGGAACTGGTTTCGCCGGCAGTGCGACGCCGCCGGCCTGCTGCACTGCTCGGCGCACGGCCTGCGCAAGGCCGGCGCTTGCATCGCCGCCGAGGGCGGCGCGACCGAGCTGCAGCTCAAGGCCGTGTTCGGTTGGGAGACGATGAAAGAGGCCGAGCGCTACACCCGCCAGGCGCGCGGGCGCCAGCTCGCAGAGGCCGGCATGCAAGCCTTCGCGCGGGCCTTCGCCGCGGGACAGGACGGCAACGAAATGGACTCACCTTTTCGGGTGGTGCCATCCGGTGAGTCCAAAACCGGCAAAAAACCCAGTTAA